CACGCACCACCACCCATCACCCAATCGGCCCCGCCAAACCTGGCCCCATCACCCGCGCACCCTAAAACCCCATCACCCGCACCCGCTCTAAAACCCACCCCATCCCCACCCATCCGAACTCTCTGAATGGAAAAGGGCTCCCCCGAAGGAGAGCCCGCTCATCACCAACCTCTACCCCTCTACTCCTCAGAGATGACCGACCACCTCGTAACCGGCACCCTGGCCCACATCCACCCAAACCTCGGCAGCCATTCCAAGCTGGCCATCATAGAACTTCTTGGTCCGGGCAAACATCCAAGTACAGAAGCGGGGAGTCAAGTCATCGGCCCGTACCACGACGGCCTGTGCATTGTTCTCCCTGCACATTCGCCCTAGCACCTCGGCCCAATGGTAGTTCCCCCGCACCACGCCACCCAACAGATCGGCATCGGGCGTGTCAGCGGGCATCCGTAGCACCCCTTTCAGCCGGTCAGCCCATTCTACCTGTTGCTCGGTCCACGGCTCAGCATCAATCCACAGAACGGTCTTGAACATTTCATGCCCTCTTTTTCATGCGCGATTTTTCGTGCGCAAAATTTCCGTGCGCACATTCGGAAATCACTGCTAGTCCTGCTCATCCTGCACGACGATGGGATCTCGCGTGAACGAGCCACTGACCTCATTCAGCTCGGCCCCCGCAAGAAAATCATGCCCTCCCTCTACCTTGACCATCGCCACCCCTAGGGCGTGGAATGCGCTGCCGTCCTTGGACCAGCTGGTCATCAACTGCGCCATAACCGCGGCATCGTGCAAGGTGGGAGCTTCCATGCGCAAAATCCGTGCGCCCCCTAGGTCGCAATTCCATGCGTGAACCTCGTAGGTCAGCCATCCTCGGGCCTGTTCCTCGGACCATGCTTCGTCCGTGACCAGCCCATTTACAGAGAGTGCGCTATTACCGAACTCATCCATCGGGGCCGGAAGCCACTGAATGAAGTCCTCGTCCTCTGCGCTGATGAACGGCCAAAAGGCTTGGTACTTGCGATCATTTCCCTCGGGGAAGCACTCTTCAATGGCGGCCAGGAGTGCGCCCCTGTCCATTCCGGCGCCCTCGTTGGCCATGCGCGCAAAGTGGTAGAGCACATCGGCGGCCTGTGCCTCGGTGAGCTTGCCGTCAGAAAGTGCAATCACATCCTGTGCGAACCATGCTTGGTACGCGACTACCTCTTGGTCGGGCATCGCTGCGAACCGCTTGCTCACATCTTCTACTTTTCCGTAAATCATTCTATGCCCCCTACTTGGCTAAGATGGTTGAGATTGTGAAGGTCTGGATGAAGGTGTCTGCGTTGCGCTTCGCGGCATCCGGGTCGCCCCACGACCCTGCGACGATGACCACCAAGAGCAGAACGACTGCTCCGATGAGTTTCAAGTCGTCTCGGTTCATTCTATGCCCCTTCCTTGAGGTGGAATGCGTCAACGAGCACAAGGCCGTTGTCTGTGATGTAATCGATTGCGGCCTGTCGGCCAAGGAAATCCATTTCCACGCAATGCCCGGCTTCGTTGTAGATGTCCCACAGGCCGGTCTCATCGCACTTCACCACAATCACTTCCATTCCCGGTGCCTCTTTCAGCTCCACAGAAATGATCGTGTCTTCCTGCGGATCAGCAACGATGTGCGGCACTGCCCAATGCCAAAACTCGGCATAGGCCGCCTCCTCATCCTTTGCCCGAAACTCGATGGTACCGTTGCGCTCTGCGCCATCGGGCTTGTAGACGAAGATGAAAGTGCTAAGCTCTTTGTCCACATCCTCGTCGTAGTAGAACTCCGAGCGTTCCCATTCGGCTTGGGCATAATCGTGCACATCCTTGCCGATAGCCTTTGCCTCAATGGCCAGGTAGTGCCGAACGGAAGTCAACAGGTCAACGACTTCCATGCCGTTCTCTGAGATGAAGGAGGCGATGAGCCCTGTCTCGGGATTACGCATTGCGGGCCTCCCACTTCTTGATGAGGTTCACTGCTTCCTCGGTGCTCAGCTCGGGCATCGCTTCAAGGACGAACTCCTTTATCACTGCGATGCGCTTCTCTTCTTCGTCCCGTGCCATCATATACTCGTACTCGGCAAGGACTGCTTTTTCAATGGAGTCGCGCAATTCGCGAGTGATGGGATAGAAAATCTGCCGGTAATCCTCCCCCTTAGAGGCCGGATCATTTGGGTAGGACACAAACAATCCTTGCGTCCCTTCATAAATGCGAAGGCCGGTTAGCTGTAACTGCCCCAAGATGACCCGAGCATAGGCACGGAGCTTGCCCATCGGCTCACGCACAAGGTAGACCTGCACATTCTGCGGAGTCGCCACGGTGACTGCCACTTCATTCATGTCAAAGCCGTGGTCCTCCTGGCCATCCCCAAGCAGATCACCAGGAATGTAGCAGTCGCCCGTAATCCGCACTCTCCCATCTTTCAGCGCCCCTTCAACCAAGGCGGCAGTATTCACATCACAGGACTTGATGCGCTCAATCGTCACATCGTCCAATTCAATTTCGGCACCCAAACGCATCCAGAGTCTTGCCATTTTCCATTCTCCTGCCCCGAGGGCTTTCGGTTTTCATTGTTCGGGCTGGCTCATCAGTGCGGGACGCCCATTTATCCGCAGACCTCGGCTCATTCTATGGCCGAGGTTTCGCCTTCTACCGGCTCATTCGCAATACCTGAATGCACAAGGCGCAACCGAACAGGTTCATCGCCACCACGCAAAGTCCGAAGATTTCCATTTACTTGCCCTCCCCGCTCTTGCGCGCATCCAAGGTGCGCCGAGCCATTTCAAGGATCAAGGCCGCACTTGCCGACCATTCACAGTGGTCGTCCTCATTCTCTTCCGGAACCGCTCGGCAGAAATGCATTACACTGCACTCACAATCTTCCACCTGCTTCATTGTGAAGGGGGAGTGATCCACCATTGCCTCAGTAATCAGCTCAAGCTGTTCCATTACCAACGCCTTGCGAATGCTCAATACCTGTTGTGCAGTTGCCATTCTACTTGCCTCCCTTTCTCATCTGGTTGATCTTCCCAAAGATAAGGGCCTCGCGCCCATACCCGACCTGCAAATGAAAACCAAAGCACTCGGTCGTGCTCTCTCCGCATTCCTTGCTCCAATCCGTCCAATACCGGCCATTGGCCCGCTTGGGGAGCACCTGCGCTGCATTCGGCTTGCGCCACAGGACCAGGCCCTCATCGTTCACCGGAACCTTTGCGATAACTGCATTCTTCTCCGTGGCCGAAACCAACAGGACAGGAATGCGGATCGAACCGGAAACCATAGCCGCCTTACGCATTTAGGAGCTCGGCAGTCTTAGCATTCATGGGGCGAATGGTCACGGCGCCCGTGGCCACATTCAAGAGAACCTGCACACCATTTGCCTGTGAGATGAGCTTTAGTTGAGTTGCCATTCTTTCACCTTCTTTCCCTTTGTGAGCCCCTAGGGGCTCTAATCTAGCTAGGTGCTACCCTTCCCCCCTTTCCGGTCAACTTGTGAGCCCCTAGGGGCTCTAATCAGTCAACAAAGGGGAAGGTACCTAACTAATATAAACAATCCTAGCTAGTAAATCAAACAATATTTTGACAATAATATGACAATGAGGCATCTTCGCTAAAAAGATGCCTCATCGTATGGCCAAGTTACCGAACCGGATACACTTTTCGGAAGCAAGCCTTGCAATGCGTTCCGCGCCCTCTACGGTTAGCATTCGCGGCCTGTTGGAAGAAAGCGTCGTCCGGCAGCACATTCCCACAGGACACGCAAGGAAGATGTGTGTCCACTACTTCCTTGATGGCACTGGTCGCTTTCACCGCCTCTGATCGCTTCATCCCGGCTCCCACCATAGCTAGAATGAACGCGTCCTCGTACTTCTCTATGTCGATTTTCATCTCTTCTCCTTCCGACCCTTGCGGGTCATTTTCTGACAGAGAATGGCCGAGTCAACGCCCTCGGTAATCTCGGGAATGGAGACCTCTGCGCACCTCCACTCTGAGTCAATGAAATCCGGGCGCTCCGGCTCCATGCGCTCGTTCGTCTGGACATTGCTATATCGGTCAATCGCCCATCCGATTTCGGAGACTGCAACGATGTACCCAATCAGCAGTCCTGCACCTAGGAATGCCAGGCGCCAAAGCCACTTCATCTCCAGCGTATGCACTACGACCTCCTCTCGGCATCTTCCGCCACCTGCTCGGCCCGTTCGATCCATTCAAGGAGTTCACGGGAGTCCATCTTGAGAGCCGCGCAAAGCGCATCGCTCTGCTCAGAGGAAACGGCCATCTGGCCAAGGGCCGCTACGATGCGGGCAAAGACTGCGTTCTGGCCTTCCATTCAATTATCCTCCGGTTCAGTGCTAGGGTTGTCGGCTTCATGCTTGATTTGATCCAAGACCTTGTGCATCACCTTCGCAGCGATGGCGGGCGGAACTCCGTCCTTTACCATCGAGTGCAAGAACTGCTTGAGACCTTCCGAAACCGCTTGCCGAGCGTGATGAAGAACCATGCCCGAGATGCGCGGAGTCCAAACAATAGAATTGCTCGGAAGGCACGACATTACCTCCGGACCTTCTTCATCAAAGGCGATGAGGAAGAAGAAGTCGCTGGAGTCGATGACCGACTTGGCCTTGGCCTGCATCATCAACTGCTCGTCCTTGTCCTGCATCTTAGGAAACTCATGCGCCTTCTTGCAGTCGTCCCGCTTCTCGCACATCTTGCACTCTTCGCTATTTTCGTCGCACATCTTGCGCTCTCTTTCGCCCATAGGGCCTGTTAGTTAGATGCTCAAATCCCTGCCGTACAACTTCCTGTATGCCCATCTGAGGGGGAACTTCTGCCACTCCTTGACAGGTTCGTCGCCGCCCATCCACTCGTTAAGCATCCATCGCAGGTAACTCTGCGGAAGCTCGCTCATCTTCTTCCCGCGATGCTTGCCCCACCCAACCAAGAAATCATCGGGAACCGTGTCACCGAATGGCTCCTGTTCTTTCACCGCTTCCTCGTCAAACTTGGCCATTTCTCGGGCCGTCTTGAACATTCCACGCTCAGCAGATTTCTTCTTCTGCGCGATGGCCTCCTGCTTTTCGCGCTCGGCCTTGGCAATGTCCTCGGGCGAGGCTTCTTTCCATCCGTCAAGATGGACCTGGACCTCAAGACCCATGCTCCATTTTTCGGCCTCTTTTTTAGCCTCATCTAATGGCTGGGGCAAGGCCCTCACGAATGCGTCCTGCCCTGTCTCGGGGTTACGCAACCGCAAGCTGAATGAGCCGGTGCTCTCGTTTTGTACGATGTAGAATAAGCAGCTCATTTCCACCTCCGCCACCTGTGGCCGTCGCGCATCAATAGCACGACCGAGTTTCCATCCTTATCCTTTGCGTCAAAACATTCCCGGTTCCGGTTGTCTCTGATGAAGGACCCGCTCACCGCCTGTCGGATACCCAGATGGTGAAGGGCCTCGCTGATGTCCCGCGGTATCGGCATGATTATTCCCCTCCCGAGAAGGAAGAGGGGTCTTCCATGCGCTTGCGGAAGGCTTCCAATGCCTCAAGGGCGCTCTGCTTGCTCCAGATGTTAGAGATATTCAGAACGAGGTCCTGGCCATCTCCGAGGTAGTCCTCAAGCACTTCTTGCGGAATATCCCAATGGTGGCCGAGGTTGCCCCGAGTCTCACCGTAGGGCATCAGCTGCAAGACCTTGAAGTGAAGCAACCGGAACGATGCGGCCAGTGCCGTCTGAGCATACAGGTTGTTCAACTCCACCGGATGCAGGAAGTCCTTGACCACGCAAGCGGAGATAATGGAGTCGCCCTTGCCGTCCGAGTCGTAATCATTGCGCAATCCGGTGGTACCGGCATAGGCGATGATGCGCACCGGACGACCGCTCTGCGAAAGTGCGTCGGCCATCGTGTTAGCCAAGGCCCCGCGCCAGAACATTTCCGAGGCGCTAGTTCCGGCATTTGCGCCGATGTCCACTAGGATCGTCGTAGATGTTTTCTTCAGAGAAGAGCTGAAATCCCCTTCCCGCTTCATAACATCCCACGCCTCTTCAATGCGCCCGGCGTAGACCCGGTGAATGTCAAGGCGCTGACCGACCGGCCCATGCCGGAGCTTCCTGCGAACCGAGGGGAGCTTGATGGGATCAAGAGTGCCGAATGAGTCCAGGCCCTTCTGCACACCTTCATCCCACCCGTCCACGGTCAAGCATTCGATTGCGCGCTCGCAATCATTCATGCCGATCCAGTGATGGCCGCCACGGAGCACATTGTACAACCGATTGAGATTGTGGCGGGCATACTCGTTGTCAGCGACGCCCATCTCCACCATAGCCTGCGGATTGTCAAACCAAGCGATGACGGTCTTGCCGTCAGCCATCACTTGATAGATGCTCTCCGCTTCGTCCTGCGAGATGCGTGCAGGGTTCTTGAGGTCTTCAAGCGTAGTCATTATACAACCTTCTTTCCGGCCATCAGATCGGCCGTGATGGTTTCATGCATACGCTTGGCGACCTTTTCAGCGTCCACCGATGGGAAGTCGGCAAAGAACTGCTCCGCGAAATCGCTCTCGCACCATCCGAACTCGCGCTCCATGTCGGAACAGTCCTTGAGGAAGCGAGTGGTGACGAGCTTGCGGTCCATTCTCAGATGAGCCAGAGCTTCTCTGAGGTAATGAGCCCAGCGACGCACATCCTCGCTCAGCAATGCTGCCTCCACCTTGGGGGAGTAGGTGAGCTTGAGCGTACCGATGCGGAAGCGGTCAAGCGTGCTACCATCGAGCTGATTGCGACCGGCATATACTGCGTTCGCACCATGCCCGAAGGTGTTGGCGGCCGCAATGATGTGGAAGTCGGGGTGGAGCGTCACCTTGCCGAATGAGTCATCCAACTTGGCATAGTTGTCCTTGCCGAGCATCTCGCGCAGATCGCGCAGGTTCTTGATGGTCTCGCGACCGATGCGCTCCTCGCAAGCCTTGGCACCGAAATGCTTGCTCCAATACTCAAGCACATCGGCAACTTCAAACTCGGGAAGAGTGCTCAGCCGACGACTAGGAATGTAGAGCTCGCGCTGAGCCACCATCATGTTGAAGCCGACCAAGAAGTTCGCGTCAGCATTGTCAAGCTCGTCCCACAGGAAGATGCCAGGCTTGACACACATGGAAATAAACAGGGAAGGCACATGGACGAAGTTGCCCCCCGCTTCCACCGGCAGGAGCATCCCTGCGAGGTCGCCCGAGTGCATCCCCTCAGAGCAGGAATGCGCGCCGAACGGCAAGCCGAGGTACCGAGCGATGATCGCGCAGGTGTGGGTCTTGCCGCATCCGGCAGGACCGGCAAGGAACAATGGCTTGCCTCCCTTGATGAGCTGAATAGCCTTGTCAAACCATTCGGGCAGAATTTCTTCGCTCCCTGCCTTGGGGGCATCGGCCTTCTTGCCGCCCTTCATCAGCTTGAGCAACTGCTCGGGGGGAAGCCAGCCCATGTCAGGGGCATCCTTGGGAGCGGGCTTCACATCGTTCTTGGGGGCCTCGGCCTTGGGCGCTGCATCCTTGGGCTCGGGCAGATCGCCTTCCATGCGAGGGTCGATCTCATCCTTGCGCCACCGCTCTAGCTCCTGTACACGATGGAGCAGATCGTCGTCGGCACCATTCGCCTTGTTCTCCTCTTCGGAGTCTGCATCGGGGTTGCCCTCGCCTTCCTCATCGGATGGCTCATCTTCCCCTTCTCCGTCCTCATCGTCGCCCTCACCCTCGCCGTCCTCATCACCCTCTTCGTCACCTTCGCCTTCGCCATCTTCACCTTCACCCTCGCCCTCACCATCGTCGGCTTCACCTTCACCGGAGCCTTCATCGCTCTCTTCGCCCTCAGAGTCACCATCGCCTTCACCTTCTTCGGTTTCGGCATCGTTCTTGATGGTTTCCACAAACTCGGAAAGATCTTCCTTGAAGACGCGCATCAGAGGCAAGCTCTTCACGCCATCAAGGAACTCCTTGGCTTCGGCCATGTTGCCGATCTCATCGTGGCCTTCTTCCGACCAAAAATCGGCAAACTCATCCTTGGTCAACTTGCCGACACCATTCAAGACTTCGGCACGGAGCGATGTGAGCTCGTTACCTTCCCCGAGATCACCAACATCACCGGGATGTACCGGAGCACCACTTTCCAACATTCCGCTTCCCTTGAGATCAATCTTCATTGCAGACCTTGCCATTTTTTCACCTTCTTTGTGTTCTCCCCCTAACAACAGGGAAGGGGGATACACTGAATATATAAAAAATAATTTTGACTAGCAAGTGATTTATATAAAAAAATTCTCCCCCCTCTTATAGTGTGAGGGGGGAGAACAGGGGGAGAACTAAGGATAAATGCCGGAAGTGCGAACCAATTCCTCCAGAGATGCAGAGAGCCGGTACTTGTTCCCACCGAAGGGTCCATCGCCGTTCTTTGATCGTTGGATGAGGCCCAGGACCAAGCAGTCCTGCATGACCCTAGAAATAGTCGCGTCTGACATCTTGACGACCGATGCAATTTCCTTGGTCCCGATGAAAGCCTTGGGGTCCTGTTTGGTGTTATCCCAAATAAATTTCACCAACGCATTCACCCGATCCGGGGCCGTGTCCAATGCCACCAACTTCAAAATGGCCAGGGTCTCTTCGTCAATGACCTGCTTATCTCTGAAAACAGAGATGCCGACTCCTAGCTTTACCATCTGCTTAGCGAGTCGTGTTCCAACTTCACGAACAGGCAAGCAGAGCATTTCACCGGAGTACGGGTCCTTCATTACGGCGCCCCGAAGGTAGGCTGTGAACATCGCAATTGCTGTGACCCGCTCCAGCATCTCCTCGGGCAATGCAGGCAGCTCTTTGGGCAACTGCTTCTTGAGCATTCGCTTGGCAAGAGCCTGCAATTCGGCGCGCATCTTCGTCTCTTGGCCAACATTCCCTAAAGCCCGCTTGATCTTGGCTTTTTCACCTGCATCAGTCTCGTACCGATCAAGCCTAAATTTCAAAAACCGTTCCCCTAAAGCTGAATGCTGGGCGCTCACTGCGTCGATGGCCGGGGTAACACCGGCTAGAATGCCGAACTTGGACTTGTAGCTCTTCTTGATGCCGGTACCGAAGAACTTTTCCACATAGCCGTCGTACACATCACGAAGAACACCGAACACCTCATCTCGTGCGCCAGTGTTCATTGTCAGAATGGTGGTGAAGTCCTTGATGACCAACATCCTGCCGTTCACTTTGACCAACAACGATGGGTCCTGGCCCTCGGGGAACTTGATGCCCGAAATCAGTGCCGGGGCCGTCAATGTTGTGGTAGTCTCAATTTCCGGGGACCCATTGAGAGTCATCAAAAGCTCAGTCTTTGACCCCGATGGTGGTGCGATAATAAATGTCCAGACTGGATCACCGTCGATGCGGTTCGCAAAAATGGTCCCAAATATTACATCTAATGGCGTGTAAGAGGCCAACTTCAACCATTTCGAATACCCCTCTTCTAGCTCCTTTGCGCTAGGAATGGGGCCTGGGTCCTCTTCCTTTTTCTCTGCGCCCCCAGATGGGCGCCCTTCCCTAAACTCTTGGTTGGTGCGAATGTCAAACATTGCCATGAGCTTCATGTAGGCTTTCTTGGCCAAGCTCTCGGCATCCTTGCCGTTGCAAATTTCTGTGACCAAATCCCGAATGTCGTAGCCGTCCGGAAGGTCCTGCTTCCAATGCGCGAACTTGAGATCGTATGCGACCGGCTCAAGCAACTTCTTTGCCTTGAGCTCTCCCTTGCGGCCCGGATCATCGTTGTCGTAGCAACACCGGACAGAATGGTCCTTGAAGATCGGCTGCCACTCATCCTTCAGCGTCGCGGCACCGGGAACGCACAATGCCTTGCAATTGGTCTTCCCTAGAGCATCGAATGTCCATTGAAGGGCGAACCAATCCCATTCTCCTTCGCAGATAAATAGGATGTCGCCCTCTTGGACCTTGTGCGCTCCATTCAGCTGCACATTGGTCTTTGGGGTGCGGAACACTCCCTTTGACCCAGGAAACCATGCACCTAAACCCGTGAGCTTTCCGTCAACATTGTACTCAGGAATGAGGTACTTGCCCGTCAATGGGTTGCGCGCAATCTTGCCCTTGAAGGCAGAGATGGGCAGCTTGCGATGCTGGGCGATCTGCAACAGGTCCGAGTCATCAGTTTGGGTCAAAGCCCAATTGTAGATTTCTCTGAGGAATGTGTAGTGGTTGCCCGAAATCCCTGCGACCTTGCTGTCCCATTGCCCCGTCTCGATGTTCACATAGAGCTTTTTTTCCTTGCCCGAGAATGGGCAGTCTGCGATAAGATTGATGCCGTCCCCCGAGTCCTTCACGAACTCGATGCCGTGCGCTTCAAAGACTCTGCGGTAGCTCTTATCAATTTCGCTCATTCTCTGCCCCTTCAGCGAGACTGTTGTTCATCGTGGAAAGAAAGGCTTCCACTTGCGCCTGTTTGGTACGATGCTCGTCAACCTCACGCTTCAAAGACCCGATGTGGATTTCCTGTTTGTCGATGTGGGCCAGAATTTGCAAAAGCTCCTGCTTATTCAAAAACTGGTCCTGTTGCGACTTTTCTCGGGGAATGCCAATCTTCGCGCAGATGGTGTTGATTAGGTCCGTTGCCTTGATGCTCATTACTTTCTCCTCTCGGGCAACCATCTGGACAGGTCTGCCGGAAGCGGTTGTGGGTCCATCTCTTCTTTCAATGCCCACGAGACGCGAGCGATTGAAACTTCCGCTTTGAATGGGTGCGGCATCCCAAGAACTTTGTGGAACTCGTCCTGCATACAGGCTAGGATGATGCCAGGAACCTCCGTGTCTCTCTCATCGGCTTCCACGGCCACTTCGTCGTGGATGGTCAATAGTAGCTTGGCCGGTGAGAACTTGGAAAGTCTGCGCTGAAAAACTGCATCGAGATTTATCAATGCCCTCTTCATAATCTCTGCGGCAGTGCCTTGCACCAAGTAGTTGAGCCCCTTGTAGGACTCATTGCCCGGAACTGGGTAGATGCGCCCAAAGGGGTTCTCCACATATCCGAGGCGCTCCGCTTGCACCTTGAGCTTGTTGCTGAATGCGTAGAGGCCCTTGAATGTCTTCCAGAAAATATCCCTGATCTGCATTGCTTCGGCTTCGTCGCATCCAGCCTGTGCCTGAATGGCTGGGACCCCTGCACCGTAGATCAAGCCGAATAGAATGAACTTTGCCCGCTTGCGCCACTTCTTGAAGACTGCCTCATTCGAGAAGTCGTAGCGGTTGCCCCATACCTTGCGGGCCATGTTGCCGTGCATATCCTCGCCCTTGAGAAGCTGCTCCATGCCGTAAGGGTCCTGCGACAAGAACATCGCGAGCCACACTTCTACCTGCGAATAGTCTGCGAAGTAGAGAATGCGGTTCTTGCGAGGAACGAACACTTCTCTGATGCGATACTGCACATCGGACTTCTTGGTTCCGGTGTTGCTGATATTCATCAGGTTGGGCTTGGTGCAGCTGATGCGCCCGGTTATCGGGCCACAGGTGCGGTAGTTCGGATGCAGGATGAAGTCCTCTCCTGCTAGGGAGGTCTCGGTCATCCCTTCTGCGCGGAAGGTGTCGATGAAAGCCTGGATTTGGTGCTCGGCCTCTCCTCGGGTGATGATGGCCTTGGCCAACTCGTTGCCCTCATTGGCCCACCGCTCTAAAGCCGATGCGTCAGTGGTAAGAGTCTTGGTACGACCGTTCTTGCCCTTGCGCACCTTGTAGATGTGCGTCATACCAAGGTCGTCGTAGAAGACCTTCTGCATCTGCTTCGGAGAGTTCGTATTCAGATCGGCATAGCCGAGCTTCTTGATGATGGCGTCCTGCGTCTCGATGATCTCGGAGTAGTAGGTGAATAGCTCGTCGATGGTCTTGCGCGACATAGCGATGCCGCGGTCCTCCATGCGCTTAGTCACCCACAGGACCTTGTGCTCCATCTCGACGAGGTTCTTGTAGCCCTCGTCGCTCTTCATCAGCTCCTCGTAACCCCAGTAGAGTGCCATCGTGCGCTCCGTGTCGGTGAGCGCATAGCGACGCACCAAAGCCATAGGGGCCATCCAATAATCGGCCTCTACCGCCTCAGAGAGCTTCCAGCCATCTTTCTTGGCCTTGACGCGGGCGCGGCGAACTGCATCCTTGAGGTCGCGCTGATCGTCGTCATCGATGTCCAATTTCTTCTTGCACAATGGCTTGAGCCCAAGCTCGGAAGCAGGGTCGTCAATGTGGGCCATTATCAAGGTGTCCCAGATTTTCCCACGGACCTTGATGCCGATAGACTCGTACATCGCGATGTCAAACTTGGCGTTATGGAACACCTTGGTGATGCTCGCATCTTCCATCACGCGACGAAGTTCAGCCAGAACATCCTTGCTGTAAGAAACTTTGCGTGTAAATGGGTCGACCACACCTTGCAGGTATGCCGAGTCTCCCTCATAATCCGTAAAGGTGAATGCGAACGGGCGGTCGCCCATCCGTGGGTTCAAGCCGGTCGTTTCCGTGTCCACCGAGACGATGCCGCCCTCGGTGGTAATTGGTTCATACCAATGGTCCACGGCCTATCTCCGGATCATCCCAGAGAGGTCCACATCTTCATCACGCTCTTTGCGCGGCTGACCTGCCTTCATCAACTTCTGAATGCGAACTGGACTGCCCTCGTCAGCAGACGAAAGCGTGAATGCCGGCCGCCCCTGCTCTTCCCGAGCAGTGGGAATGATTTTCACGGACTTCTGCGCCTCACGCTGAATTTTCCGGATCATCGCTGCATCTCTGTCCATTTCTGTACCTTTCTCTGAAAGTGAATGACGCTTAGAGCGAGGATGTGGAATTGAACCACATTATCGGCCGGGAACCCCCAACCCCTCCCATCACCAACTCTGAGTAACTGGATGGGCCTCGCAAAAATGCCCCCACTATCGCAGGGGGCGCTCGCCTCGGGGAATGCTACCAGGGGAGGAATAGTCCCCGAGGATGCCGCACTACTCCGTCACCTTGCGAATGATGTCATCGACGGTGAGTTCAACCTTGGTCTTGTTCACCTTGACCACGATGAGGCCCTTGTCCTCGTCAATGGAGATGACCGCCTTCTGGATGACCTTGCCGTCGTGCTTGAACTCGACAACATCACCGACTTCCACGCCCTCATCGGACTCCTCACCTTCCCCATCGGGCTCACCGCCCTCCGGATCGGTATCGGCGTCGGCCTCGGACTCAGAGCCGCCATCGGGGGCGCCATCTTGGTCCAAGACTTCTTCGATGTAGAAGTTTTGGAAGTCGGGGTTGTTCTTGTTCTGCGCGATGCGGATGCGGCAGATGAAGCCCTGTGCCTGGACCCATTCAGCCGTCTTCGCGAGACTGTCGTAGTCCTCAACGGACTCGACATCTGCGCCCAGCTTGTTCCACTCCATCAGAGTGTACTTGATGCCGTTCTCGTTCTCCACCTTGCGGTAGTCCTGCGCCTTCTTGCCCTCCAGCGAGCCTTCCAAGATGGTCCAGAAGTGCCGGATGTACCGGGCGCCATTCTGCGACTCGTAGAACTCGCAGGTGGTCAGCTTGGCATTGTACTTGCCGGGAGGGAGCATCTCGATGCCGCCTGAACCATCCTTCGCGCCTTCGCGAGCGGATTTGAACATCGACTTGGTTTCGTTCTTGTCAATCTTGGCCATGTTGGTCTACCTTCCCTTGGGCTTGATGGCGAGCTTCTTTGCAGGCTTACCATTTCCGCCTTCGGATGTTTTTGGTGTGGTCGGCTGAGCGTCTGCCTTGCGCTCCATCTTGTTGTGGAATGCAGCCATGAAATTAGCGTGCGCTTCCTTGGCAGAGCTTCCCATCGGGATTGCACTGATCTGGGTTCCATCAGTGAACTTGAACCGGCTCTCCATCCGGTTCCCCGCTTCAAAGGCAATGTCCGGGGTGATGCAGAGCTCGCGGCTCCCATCATCTGCGACTCGGTAGAATGCAGTCAGGTCAGCCCACTTGCTAAGCACCTCTGCGGCCCCCTTGGCGCAAGATGGCTGGAACACGGTGTATTCGCCGCCATCGCGAGTTTCAATCTTGGTCTCCTTCACATGGGAGAGAACGAAGATGCCGCCCAGACGAGCCAACCGGATCATCTGCTGCCGGAACTCATCCTTGATCTCTTTCCAAGTCTTGCCGAAGTCATTCTGCGGTGGGTAGTCAAGGCCCTGCTTGCCGCAGACCGCCTTGAGGCACATCTCGTAGGCCAAGTCCACCACATCGATAGTGAAGGTCTTGAACCGTGCCTTGCCCTCGGCCTTCTCGGCCTCCAAGGCATCGATGTAGCTCGTGAACTCATCCCAAGAGGTAGGCTCCACTGCAAAGAGCTCGTAGTCGGTTCCCGATGGCTCAAAGAAGAAGTGCAGGGAGTTGGGGAATGCAGCGGTCAGCGAAGTCTTACCGATCTTCTGCGACCCGTAGATGAAGCTGGTGTAGCCGCTCATGTCCTGCGGCGCCGATGTTTTGGTCGTGGGCAATGTCATTTTGGGTTTTGGAACAAATCCCGGTCTTTTCAAAGGTTGAACGGCCATAGAGTGCCTTTTCTTTCTGTTTTGCCCTGTTGGGCGGTTGTGTGGGGCTGATAGGATCAATATAGCCTATCTTTTTTCTAAAAACAAGTGATTTTCTCTAAAAAAGTTTTCACTCTTCTGTTTGAGTGGAAAACCAGAGTAAGAAGAGGATGCAGCATCCCGCGTGGGCCAGATGCGAGAGCCCACTCTCCGGATCGTCCTTTTCTCCATCAGAGAATGCCGCCAAGTGGCGGAAAGCCGCGTCCAGATAGCGCCTGCGGGCATCTGGCACGACCTTCCAATTATCGACGGCATACTTCTTGGCCCCGAACATCAGGACCCTCACAATGGGCTCCGCGGCCGAGAATGGGAATAGCGACCACTGCGCCTTCCCTTGGTCATGCTTCACGCCTTCCTGCATTTCTTCCTCTCTTCGCAAATGGTGAGTACCTGCGCGCACTGGGCCAGGCCGAAGCCTCCGATGTGGCAGTCATCAATTTCGATGCCCATCTTTTCGGCCAACCAAGCGTATGCCTCCCTGCGGCCCACCTTCCCGAAAATCCAGATGGCGTCAAAGGCTTTATGAGCCTCTTGGCGGGCTTTTCGCAGTTCGGGTCCCGCTAGGGTCCCCATAGGCTTGTCCGAGCCTAGATGCGTCCCTACACGGGCGTCGCAAGGGTCGCAAACCCAAAATATCCGGTGCCTTAGATTTTTCTGAGATGGATAGACCGTTGAGCCCCTTTCCTTGTTGGCTAGGGACCCGCAATAAGGACATAGGACGGGGTGCCGCGGCATCAGAGCTTCGCCCTTCTGACGGATGGTGCTCTGAACGCGATGGAGCGAATACGGTCCTTGTCAATCCAGCAGTCTTTTTCATCCGGAAAATAGGCCAAACTATCGGTGTGAATGAGCTGCACCCACACCCTGTTTGGATGCCCGTTGGTACTATCGACCAATGCTTTGACTATGCCGTAGACTTCGCGTAATACCCCATGCTTGTTCTTCACATGGTTAGTCCCCCGCACGAAACACACCACATCTCCGGTCTTCACATAACTACGCTTCGCCATTTTTTCTCTCCCGCGCCTTGCGTTTCCGTTCTGCGGCCTTTGCGTTCCTGCATTGATTGCAGAGCCTAGGTGCAACGATGATAATTTCCGGTTCTCTTCGTTTGCACGAATAACATTCCGTCGGGTCCTTCTTTGAGACTGTCCCAGGAATGTGTTGGGCGTTTCGCTTCTCGATCATTTCTTTCTCCACGAATAGAAGACCATCCCTGCCATCAGCACGAATATGCCATCGCAGATGAGCTCCTCGGGTGACTGGGGGTGGAAGTTCCATCCGAAGTAGGAATTATAGAACACGGCCCACACTATAGGATAACTCCAGTACATTTGTATTCCTCCCAAGCCTTGATGGTTTCACTCAAAAGAGCCTTGGTATCTGGAATGTCCTTCGGGAAGAAATTCCCGAGAATTGCCATATTCTTCCCTTCGGCAAGGCCATGCACGAACAGGGCGATCTCGGCCTCACGCTCGAATGTCTTGTTATGGGCCTGTGCCTCGCGCCATGTGTCGAACACTTGCCCATCTTTCGCCTTGTAGCAGCGAACCACTTCCGACTTGCGAGCCATCATTCCTCCTGTACTAAAGTGACTTGGCACATTTCTGTCCGTAACCTAGGGCAAGTTGTCTTGCACGGCAAAGCATCTCGCAATTGAAGCGGGGTGTACCCACTTATGACTGCTTTGTAGAACCACCTAGTCCCAAAGCGAAATACATCTACGACCGACCACCGACCTCCGATGTCCTTGTGTAAGACGGTGCTCACCTCTTCCGCTTCGTAAGTCTTGGACTCATCTAATAGCTTGAGTAAGTTCATCGCTTCATCCCTTTCATTATCAAGCTGAGATCGTAGTTCATGCGAGTGTCGAATGCTGCCTGCTCGCTTTTGTTTGCATAAAAAGCACAGTAGTTCGGCAGCTCCTTTCCGTCGATGTCGAATGCCTCATATTCGGTGCGGATAGTCATCAGGAAGTCAAGCTCCTTGAACTTCTCTGGCACCTTCTCGTCTGGTACATTGCCGATAAAAAACTCATCCGGCTCAGCGTTGTGATAGCTCATTGTCAGTACCTCCTTGTTACCACAGCTGACGCGATATGAACCCGTCGTTCATGTCTATGTCTACGATACCGCCGCACCACGGACAGTGACGCGGGCCGCTTCGCTCTAGGTGAATGAGCGGTCGAGCATCTGGATGCGTCGACGCTTCATACTCGCGACCGCAGTCGGTATTGAAAGTCTCGTCATAAGGAGCGTGCCTTATACGCAAATGTTTGCACATACCTCACCTCCCGCCCCGCCGAGGGCTTTCCGGAGGATGTCGCCCTTCTCGTTGTCGTAGGCGTGGAGCGCGTCGCAGATCCCCTCCTCCAGCTCCTCCACCCGCTTATCGCGCTCGGCAAGCTGGGCGCGGAGGGCGGCGATCTCAGCGCATACTTCGGTTTTCTGTAAAACGCGCTGGCCATTTAGGACGAAGCTACTAGAGCCACATTTGAATTGCGGGATTATTCCGCGTATGGCTCCCACAGCCATCCCGCAGTTAGGGCATACTGCACTCATTCCCCACCCCCTGCTGAAGAATGAACTGCTTCTCCTGTTCGATCACATCCTCAAGCAGCTTCGGATTGATGGTCTTGATCCTCTGAAGAATGCGATCACGCGAGTGAACCGCGTCCAAGAGCATATTATACTCTCGGGTGAGTTCCTCGGGGATAGCATCGGACACCTGTTCGTGATCTAGGTGGGACCAGCGAGTCACATCAACAGAGTCAACATCTTGAATGAACATAGTCTCTCCTCAGATGTGCAACGGGTCTTTTAGCGTTGCAGATGAAGGTCCAGAGCCGTTGAAAGAAGTGAACAGTTTGAACATCAACCAAAGTACGGCAGGGAAAATCAACATCAGAGCGAAGAACAACAGAAAACACCCGATGGCCCCGCTCCCGTCCGAAAGGTCAATGCGCGAGTCGCTCGATGTGTGTTCCATACAACTTCACCGCCTCTCTTGTTTTGTGAATGTCCGTGTCAGAGAATACGACTTCTCCGTAGGCCCGAATGACCCAGTAGCTCCCCTGCTTCGTGATGTATTTGTCCCGCCAGTCGGCCTTGCCCGAGCCGTGACACTTGGTACAGGCATCCACGCCCTCGGGGTCCTTCAATGAAGAGCCGTAGCCGTTGCAGTGGTCGCAAAATGCGTCGATCTGATTTGGAAGGCACATTCTAGTTCTCCTGCTCCCAAGGGCCGTAGTGACCGAAGAGCATTGACTTCATCCACGCCTCTCTGAGAGAGAACTTGATGACTGGCTTAGTGATCTGGCCCACCATGTAATAAATATGAGCCGGAACAAACATGAATTTCTCGGTGTCAAAGACGATGCGGCCGTCCGGACTCTCAATCCAAGCATGGCCGAACTCGCACCCTTCGAATGGGCCGCCAGTCAGTACCGGCCTTCCGTGGCAAAGCACCCATCCGTTGAACCGTTCCTGTTCGGAGCGAAGGGTCACGAAAGCTGAATGGTAACAGTTTCCGGTAGCGATGTGTGCCAGGGTATCGGCATCTACTACCTGCTCAATCGCCCTAGGCATTTTCCACCCGAACGATGCGAGCCCCGAACTTCTCTTCAAGGGCCTTGTTCACCACCGCCAGATGAGTCTCATCTTCCAGAAAAATAGCTACTGCATTCACCACGATGCCGTGAAGACCTGCAAGGACCTTGGCCTGTTCTCGTACAGCATCTTCCGAGTAGACCTCGGCAGTAGCGAGCTCAGTGGCATGGCCGCTGATGCTCTTGGCAACCCCCATCAGGAGATGGCCGTATTCTCCAACCGAAGTAGCGGCCAATGTGACTGTCACTTCCGGAGAGTCATCTTCCGTTGAAATGAGCAAGACCGACTTGACCTTCTCTGACAGTGCAACGGAAATCAGCTCTTTGCTCAATTCGGCCTTGAGGGACATAGTAACACCTTTCTTCTTTGGTGGACTCAATCGGGGCGGGTTGCCCCTTGCTCTCTTACAATATAAGCAAATAAATTTTTGACAACAACACTTTTTTTGTAAAAAATTTCCCCCTATTGCTAGGGGGAAATTTCGGCCTAGAAACTAAGCCTTGGGGAGCTTGGGCATCTTGACGGAGATACCATTCTCCAAGGCGAACTGGGAAGCGGCTTCGATGGCCTTTTCGGCCTTCTTAGCAGGCTTGCACTGCATCACGACTTCGTTCACGATGCCAGTCACCTTGCCGGTGATGACAACTGCCACGCGGCCGTCTTCGGTGTTCATCAGTTCGCTCTTCCACTTGGTTTCGGAAATCTTAGCCATTTTTGGCCTCTCTTTCATCTTGGGGTTGGTTCGCCTGTTTCAGTTCGGGGAACAGGACGGTCTGAGTTAGGTAGTCCGTATCGGTCCTACCAGATGCGCAGTAACGAAGGTACTGGCATGAATAGCTTGGGTTGATGCACGAGTGTGAGTAGGGGGCGTCCTTGGCCCCATCCTGGGTCGCGATAGCCCGTAGGCGCTTCACATCGGGCGAGAGCCACTCAAACTGCTTGAGAACATCCTCGGGAGAGTTGATGATCTCGAACATCATAAAGTAGTGATCGGGCCGAGCATCGATGTCAGCTTCGATGCGGCCAACGAACTCGGTGAGACTTTCCTTGGCCGAGCGACGCAGGGCGGGGCGGCGGGTCACATTGTAGAGGATGCCGGCAGGGAACTCTCCGTAGATCGCATTGACTGCCATCGAGTAGAGAATGGTCTGCACATCCTGCGGCACCATCATCATAATCTCTTCGGGATTGATGGTGCTCTTGGTCTTGTGTTCCAAGAGCCAGAGCTTCTTGGTCTTCTTGTGCCGAAGAATGCCGTCGAACTTGCCGCGGAATGGAATACCAAAGCCCAGCTCAACGCAGAACTCCTCCTCAAGAGACACCACCTCGTAGGCAGCATTCTTTCCGAAGTAGAGATGCTGCCAGTGCTTGAAGTAGCGAGGGATGAGGACCTTGTTCTGAGCGAACGCAGACTCGAAGTGCTGCTGCTCGTCAGGAGATGCTCCATCCATGTCTTCCTGAAGAAGACCTTCAACGGCCTTCTCCATCTTGGCCATCTGAATGTCTTCCGGGGAGGCAGGGACGCCCTTTCCCTTCCCTTTCAGAGAGCCCAGAACTACTTCTTGGTAGCCGTGGTACACATTCCCAAAGATGAGTGCGAACCCGTCACCGCCCGAGATGCGTAACCCCTTGGTCATCATCCGGAACTTGACAGGACAGGTACGCATGGCCACCAGCATTGACTGGGTGAAACCGTGCTTGAAGACATCGTACTTTTGAATTTCCATGATGTTTTTCCTCGGCCCTAGGCCATCGTCGTTATGCGGCCCGACAAAACCGCTCTTGCGTCGGAGAGTTCTTTCCAACTTTCAGGCAACCATCGGCCGGAGCGAAGGTCTTGCGCATTCCAGCCGCGCAAGACCTTCACCAACCGAAAAGGCCCAACCCAGATGTTTTTGCCTACGGTGTGGGCGCGGGCCATCGGATTACGCCTTCTCACTCTTGCGGAGCTTCGCCGCCTTGGCCAAGGCATCCTTGCGGAGCTTTTGGGCAAGGGTGATAGCTTCCTTGTCGCTCATCTCGGAGGTCTTGGGACCCTTCACGGCCTTGGCGGGGGCCTTTGCAGGGGCTTTCACAGGGGCCTTGGCCAACTTGACCTTGGCTCCCTTGGACTTGTCCTCGGGCATCTCAAAAGCCGGTGGCTTCACAAGTTTAGTCGCTTTCATGTGTGGTCCTTCTTGATGTGGTCAGCTACTTCTTCTGGATGGAGCCAAGCTCCACGAGCATCTGGTAGCCGGTAGATGCGTCGAGTTCAGTGAGCGGGCGCAGCAGCTTCCGCTCCTTGGTATTCACGATGGAAAGGATGTGGCTTTCCTTGGTTTCTTTCCCGAGAATGTTCAGCAGTTCATCCTCAGAAGAGGATGAGAAAGACACTACATCCTTCTCAGCGTAGAACCCCTTGCCGACCCGAATGGAGTTCGTGAGCTCCGGATCGGGTGCTCCGCCAAAAATGCGGATCAGCGAGAACCCAGGCACATCCTGCACCTTGATGATGGTGGTTCGCTCGGACCGCTTGCGCGAAAGCATCGTGCTGTAACTGGCAGAAGCCGTGTAGGCCCCTTCCGGAATGCAGATCGGGCTCTCGGCAATACGAACGCCATCGGGCCGCGCTTGGCCCTCTAAGGTGTAGCAGACGAACTCGCCATTGACGAAAAGCCGCCCGATGGTTTGAGTCGCCGTAAACACTTCTCGCAGAATTAGAACTTGTTTCACTTGGGGCCTCGCTTGGTCTGTGAGGTAAGAATATAATTCTTTTTCCTCAGTGTCAATAAAAAAGAATTTTGATACTAACGGCACCACCAAGGAGCCTTGACACACCCCATCTTCTCACGAATGGGGTCGATCTGCTCCTTCTTTCTCTGAATTAGAAAGTCCAAGGCGGACAGAAGCCCGTTGGCCACGGTCAACCCGATAAGGGCGTTTAGGCGCCACCCCTCTACATCGGTGGTGAGTAGGGCGACCATGCAGATAGTCGCGATGATGTCCTGTGTGCGGTTTTCAGTTTTCATGGCTCATCTCCCGGTTCTGTTGGTTGATACGACCCTGCAAGTAAAGGCCAATTCCTACGGCATCCCAGTCGTGCGTGGTGCAATCGCATTCAGGCCACACACGCAGGATGCGCATATTGACGACATCCTTGGGCAACTGCCCTTTCCATTCCGGAACATCGACCGTCTTGATCTGCACCTTCAGAGAGTAGCACAACCCTTGCAGGGCTCCGATGAACTTGGCCAACTTCACTAGTCCGCCGGTCTGCGCGACCATCTGCCCCTTGGCGGAGCCTGTCCCGTGGTAGTGCGCATTCTCGATCCACACCTTCGTGATCCCGTACCACTCGATGAGTTCGGTGAACTCTTGAAGGTACTTGTCCAGACCGTTCTTCCTAAACGCCTTGTGCCACACCGGCAGCGCATCGCGCTTGTTGAATGCTTCTGCGTCCCAGATGGCCACGCCTGTTCCACCAAGGCCAGGATCAATCGTCATGTAGTGCTCATTCATTTGGCAACTCCTTCACTGAGTAAATGATTTTTGGGACCAATCCTGTCTGATGGTAAATAGCCCGCTTCAACGCGGTCTCATCAACAGGGCTCGTGCTCCCGTGATAGTTGATGGTACGAACCGAGTATTCGCAACAGGTGTCGAATGAAACTTCGAGCCGCTTCATCGGTATTCCTCCGGAGACGAGACCAGCAGGACTGGGCCTACAAGCAGTCTACCTAGCATCACGGATGCTACACGGTTGATGTCGTAGTCCTTCAAGCACCCTTCCTCATCAACCAAGACGATACGGCCTTTGTAGCCGCACACCTCTTCGATGAGGCCGCCCACTGCGGCTTGTAGCGATGCAAGTCGATCCTTCTTGTCGATGACAAGTTCTTCGACTGTCCCATCGACATTGATCCTAGTGGCCATGTTTGTTCTCCTTCATCAGCTTTAGCAGCTCTGTTACTGACAAATGCTCAAAGCTCACTCGCTTTTTCACTTCGACCGACGACTGCAATCCGACAATCTTCGCATACTGGGCTAGGCCCCCCCATTCTTCTTTTCCGCCGTAGTCATCTGGGCGGTTCAACATCTCCAGTGCGCAACTCCTGACCACATTGGCGATGAGGGTAGGAGCAGGGGCGTTGTTCTCTACCATCCTCACACTCAGCGCCAATGCAAGTTCATCTATAAGAGAGCACGGGCGTATAGCGGACATCAGCACCAACTCTGTACCGAACAATGAGTTGATAGGCAATCTGTCTCCAAGCTCCAGATATTCATCAACCCTGTTTTCGTTCTCGACTTTCTCTACGATGAGATCAATTGCAATCTTCAAACCTGCATTGTTGGACTTCACGACAGAGAGCTCGAAGGTGTCCCTGCTTCCGTCTATGTCGAAACGAATGCCTGGGACTGTGCTGTACATGACGCATTCTATATACTCATTGTCCTTGTCCAATATCCATCCAGCGTACTTCACCAGTTTCACCAACAAAGGGACTCCGCTAGTCAGCCATGTTTGAGGAACATGGTACATGGTGCTGAGAGTCTGAGGGTCTCGTGTCCCGATGAATGGGCCACTTAGGCGGTGCGCCAGCTCTCCACTTTTGGCATTGAACTTAGGCATAACGGAACTTCTTTACTGCATCCAGCAGCTTTCCAAGGAACATCTTGCTAGTAGTCCGTTTATCTCTGAGGGAGTCGATGACTTCCTCGTCAACCGAGTTCTCGGTGATGATGTCGATCACCAACAGGGGCTTCGTCTTCTTCGGATGCACGATACGGTCTTCCGACTGAGTGCGGGCATCGGCCGAGTATTCGTTGGAGATGTAGATTTCGGTGTCTGCCGAAGACCAGTCCGTTCCAACCTTGGAAGTGGAGATTGTCATCACGGACACATCAATCCGCTTGTCCAAGAACTCTAAGCGCAACCGCTCTCTGTCGGCGCTCTTCACGGAGCCGTCGATGCGACAACCCTTCAAGTCCTTGCACTTCTCGCGCAACATCTTTTCCATCATCCGAGCTTCGGCACGGAACCGACACCAGACCAAGCATTGCTCACCGCGCAATTCACCATTCAGAAGCTCTATCACTTCCTCGAACTTGGCTAAGTTGAGCCAGGTTTCATTGTCGGGATCAACCTCTTCCTTGGTAGGAAGCATCCCGCCGGCAATGCGATTTAGGTAGAGTATCTGAGTCGTGATATACTCGGTCTGCAAGTTCTCAACTTCGAAGTTCATCAGCATGGAGTAATACTCCTTCGCTTGAGCCTTCGTCATCTTCACGAACCGCTTCTCATGTATTTTCTTGGAGCCGATGCCTGCTTGGTCGCGGGTAAGGATGAACGACTTGGAGTGAACCTCCGAATGCATCACGAACTCAGTGCCGATCATCGGAACCCAAGAGAACCCATTCAGCTCAAACAGTGAGCTCCGCACTCTCCAGAAATTATCCTTGCCTGCGAATGAACCCTGAGTGAACAAGATCTGCGGAATATATTGCAGGGTGTCCTCGGGGGCAGGGTTGCCCGAGAGGCAGTACCGGAATGGGGTCTCGTTGATCCGGCGGTCAGACAGGTACTTCGTGGTCTTCGCATTCGGATTGGAGATGCGAACAGACTCGTCTACCACGATCACATCGAACTTGTAGCTCAGCAAGTCGGAAGGTGTCACCGACTCAAAGTTGGTGATGGTCCACCACGATACCGGCACCCCGTCCTTGTCGGCCACGACCTTCTTGATGTTCTTGGTGCCTAGGCCCCCTACCACGCGAGAGGAGAGAATGCCGTCAGCGGCCAGTTCCTTCTCCCAAGTTTTGCAAACCGTCAGCGGGCAGATGACCAGGATTTTCAACTTGAACATTCTCTGCCTAGCAAACCGAATAAATGAGAGGGTTTTCCCTAAACGCATCTCCATGAACAGGTTGCCGCCCTTGCGCAAGTTCATTCTCTCGTTCAAGTAGGCGACGGCCTTCTCTTGATGTGGCATCAGCGGGCGAAGCTCCTTGCTCCGGTCGGTCTTTTCTTCAGAGGTTTTTCTGAGGTAAAGAGGCATCCGCAAAATCCTTGTTAGTCGCAATCGCTCCCGAGGTGGGGGCCTTGAACTAAATATAGCACAATCGGCCCGAAAAGTCAATCAAAATAAATTTTTACGCGAACCCTTGAATTTTGCAAAATTTCCCTTTTTCATAATAAATATATAAAGACTATTTATTTATTATCAAAATCAAAATTGATTATAACAAAACATATATAAAGGGACATATATAAAAGTCTGCAAAAGGCAAATTTCAATAAAAACGGCACTTCAAACTAGGTGAAGTGCCGAAAGTGAGGGGGAGGGGTTTGGTCAAGTGATCCGAACACGCACCTTGCTTGCTGAATTTAGCTCCTTAGTCTCTTGCGATTTCCACGCCGGGCCGCCTGCCAGCTCTACGGCAAGTTCCATCACCTGTGACTTCATCTTGTCATTGTGTTCGAGAATGAGAATTTCTCCGAACACTTCGTCTAACTCATCCTTGGGGAGTATCTGGGTGTCATACCCTCCGTCGTGTGGTGCAGATGCCTTGAGGAACTTCTTGTCCCAAGGCTTTCCGATGATTTTCCACGCCGAAGGTGGGATGCTCGCGCCGTCCCACTGGAACCCAGACTCAAGCACCATCGTCACCATCTGCCCGTTCGGCCGGCGCCATTGATACACGGCAGGAAGCACCATCTCAAATATCTTGGTCTTGACCTCCCATATCCACGGGAAGAGCATGAACCGTGGTATCTTCTCAGTCCTCACCTGCTTGTACGGGAGCACTTTGGGGACACTTATTATCTGTACCTTGCCCTGCATGACTTCCTCCTATCGTTTGGCCTTGGCGGGGCTCCTAGAGCCTCATACGCCGTCCTTGGGTTGACTCAACCACTCGATGTCACTAGACCCTTCTACCAAGGGGCTGTTCGCTAGGTACTCATCCAGCTTCGTGAGGCCCGCTATCCACGCATCCGCGGCCCCTTGAATGATGGAGACCCGGTGTTGCATCCACGAGTAGGTGTCGATTACATTCCCGCCATTACCAGATGTTAGTGCGAGCTGACGCTGGTACAACCCTCTGAAGAGGTCTTCGAACAGGTCGGATATTCCGGGGGTCGCCCAGTTGTCCATGCTCACGCCGCGATGGCGCCACATCCCCATCTGCGAGATGTACTTCCCAATCACCTTGCTGCGTCGGTTGGAGTAGGCTTCTTTGACCCCATCCGAGTTGGATAGCACGCCGTTGGCCCCCACCCGTTCAACCCACCAGACATAAGTTTCGGCCATCACCTTGCCGGTGTAGACCATCAACAGGTTCCGTAGCTGCGAGTCGGTGATGTTGCCGTGCGGGTCTAGGTTCTTCATCTGGGCAACGGCAGTGGCCAACTCGGAATGCTCCTTGGCGCCATGCCGCTCTACCTCTAGGATCGCATCAAGCTGCCGGTCCATCTCGTCGATGCCCTTCTTGATCTCCTCTATCGCTGGGCCGTAGCGATGATGAGCCTCTACGAAAAAAGCGGTGTTCAACTTCTGCTCCCCGACGAACTCGCGCTGCTCCCTTATGAACTTCTCAATGTCCGTCAGAACTACATCCACCCTCTCCGCAGTCTTGGCCGCCCAAGCCCGTGCGGGCTTGATGTAGCTCTTATTGATTAGGAAGAGGATAATCACCGCCCCCACCGCTGTAGGCCCGTTCTTGACCGCCCAAATGGCTAATGCGCTCCAAGGATCTACCCCAGAGAATAAAGCCGTCATCAGCTCCACATTCGTAGAGACTGACGAGGCGGAAGAAAGGGCTTCAGCGGTTGCAGAGCTCATTACTTTTTCCAGAGAAGTTCGATGTGAGGGGAGTCCCAGGAGTCATCCAAGGTTTTGTCGCCGTCCATGCGGAAGTCTCCGCCCCAACGCAGGCGCACGCCCAGCCGCAGTCCGGCTTCGAAGAATGCGTCTGCGACTGCTTTCCAATGGTCCTTCAACGGAGCCTTCTCGTGGCCCGGCACGAGCGGCCAAAAGTCCAGTGCATCACTGACCGCCAAGCGGTTGCCGACGAATGCTGGATCGGTGGTCATGTTGTGCCGACCCTTCGGGAACCGCAGCTTGGATTTTTTCTGGATGAAGTAGAGGTCTTGCAGGTCTTTGCCCCTGTGTCCCTCAGTGATACGGAAGTCCACCTTGGAGATGCGCAGAGCCTCGTCTGCGACTTCCCGCAGCTTCGGATGCACATTCTTCAAAGCCAGCACGCTCTTCGAGCCCCACTTGAACTCAGCAGCCATCATGCGCCCTTCCGTGGTAGAGTTCCATCCCAACCAAGCTCGCACATTTCACTAATTGCCTGAAGGACCTGTGCTCCTGTGATGGTACCTCCGCAGTAGGTTCGACCTACAGCGGGAAGCATATCCAATTCAATAATATGCTCATTTTCGTCGGACGGTTCGTTATACTCCCCGGTTGTCGGGTTCTTGACGACCGTTTGCACTACAACCTTGCCTGCTCCTTCGATCATCGAAGATGGGTTGGTAGGTTCGGCGTAAAAGCCGACGAACATCCCAACCGCCTTTCCTGCGGTCGGGGTTTTCGTGATGACATCGAAGTTCATGTTGAACGCCATTTTAGCACCTCTTGTTATGAGACATACGCTGCCGCGTAGCCTCCGTTGTACCAATCCGAGAAGCAGAACTTGATCGTGTCGCCTGCGGCCACACTCACACTAAGTCCAGTAATAAGCCCGCTTGTCTGACTTCCACCGGAGATGGCGGCTGCTGTAGTCCAAGTGCCGCCATTGATCTGATACTGGAAGTTGTGCGAGCCAGCACCGCTATCCATGCCCCAGGACATCTCTGAGATGGTTCCTGCTTTGTGGATGCGAATGGGTGCTGCGCTCGTTCCTGCTTGGTTCGCGCCGATTTCATTGTTAGCAGATGCAGCGCCGTCACGGAACGCTTGGTATAGGATGCCGCCGCTTCCACCGCTAGAAGGAGTTTTCCATTCAGGAGCGGTGGCACCGGTGTTCATCGTGAGCACCTGCCCTGCTGTTCCCTTGGCCAGTCTCACCCAGTCGGTGCCGTTGAAGTACATCACATCACCGGCCACTTCTGAGGAGAGAGCGATCATGGTCCCGTCGATGGAGTTCGCTTGCCCTAGCGTGTTATCCCAATACTCCTTCGCATTCACGGCAGTGCCGCCAAGCGGGTTCGTGGAGGTCAGCTTCTCGTAGTAGACCAACGAACCATTGCTGGTGTTGAAGCTGAGCGTGAACGCACCACTAATGGTCAACCACTTGAAGTAGACATTCAGCAGCGACAGGCCGATAGCCCTGTCAGCAGTCAGAGTCATCAAGACCGGATTGTAGAAGAAGATGATGCCTAGAGTTGTCGTTCCATTCCAGTTCCACGCATTGTCTCCGATGATGATCGGCTGACCGAACACACGAATGCGCTTGTTAGCGACGATAGGTGTAATCGAGGTAGACAGGGTGAACTGTTGGGCTACGAAGATGTCGCACCCAGTCACCGTAGTCAAGCAAGCTGCAAGGAACTCAGCCGATGTGCTGACCACGAAGAAGTCGTCGGCGAACTTGACTGTATTAGTCCCTCCCGGTTGCCGCAACATCAGCGGACCGCCCATCTGCGTTGTGGCAGAAGCAAGGATGTCTGCGCGTGCGCCAGCTCCCGCTGCCGACTTGCCAAGAACTGAAAGTCCTGCTGCTGCTGTATTGACTAGCTTACTTAGTGCTAGCGTATTAGCAGACATTACACTTGCAACATTGTTCGCTAAGTTCTGCCCAGTGATTTGCTTCTTGATGTTGGAGTTGGCCGAGTCTTCCAACATGAACATATCAGCGGCCACGAAACTGGTCTTAGCCGCTAGTTTGTTGTAAAGGTCACTGAGCTGGGCCATTCTCCAGGTGGCCACCCCATCGCCGTAGAGCATCACCGTGGCATAGTTGGGCACTACCAGGGTAGAGGTGCTAGCACTATTGTGCCTAATGCCATCGGCCCCACTCCTTTGGATAGTGAGCCCGTTGGCGTTTAGGTTAGTGATGATAAAGAACGAATTATAGGTTATATCGGTTTCCAGTGCGAGGGGTAGCGTAAATGTTTGGGCTACCGATCCACCAGCCATCACCACGCAATCTTTCTCTTTGCTAATGGTGTAGGCGGCGGCGGTGATAACCTGTCGGCCAGGCCTAAATCCGTGCATTGAGAGCCCATTGGGGGCATTGCGGGTACCATCAGCTAGAAGGTATTGGGTATGGTCATCATCAGCAAGGCCAGTCAACGCCCCGTGGTCAGTCACCGTAGCAGTTACCGCACGCCCGGCAGCCGTGTCGCGCCAGTCGATAATCATCGCTCCAGCGAGGTTGACAGGGGTGAAGTGCCAGCTAAATGCGTCAGCATCCACACATAGGCTCGCAAGAGCCTTGTACTCGGGCCAAGGCAACCCCGAGGTCGCCAACTGAAGCATCTCAGTCTCGATGCCTTCACGAGCCGTGGAGATGGAGGTATAGAACTCTTGCCCCATGACAGTGAAGATTTCATTGTCGAGGAAGTCGGGAGAAGCGAACACATGGACATTCACCCATTGGTTCGCGTCGATTTCCGAAGTAGCCCAGTTTCCTCCACCTGCATTGTAGTTGCGGAGGGGACGACCATTGGGTCCTACAGCGACACCGCTGATGGACTTGTTGCCATCCCAGCTTGTAGGACCAGAGCGCCAGATGGTGCTGATGGAGTTGGTAGCTGCCTGCGTGATCGAAGCCGTCACCCACTTGAGATCATCATCCCAGATGGTGACAGACTCAATTCCAAGTTCCTTCGTGTTGTTTACGGCAGTCACTAAGCCGCCGCTTTCATACTGGGTGTTGTCCACAGTATGAACGCGAAGATGCTCCATCCAGCTCAAGCTAGAGCCGTGGGCCTCAAAGCTGGCCTTGATGAGACGAGTGCCAGCCATGTCCCAAACCAGCTCGGCCACGAAGGCGTTGTCTCTGATGATGGTATAAACCCCATCGGGCAACGAGTTGAACGCCTTTAGGTTCCCGGTAGCTCCATCCCAGACGATCCACCAGAAGCGGCTTGTTGCGAAGGGGCATAGGATAGTTTTTGCGACAGATACCTCTACCTTCTGCCCACGGTTCCAGTAGTGATATGCCGGAACAGCGATCTTCGGTGTGATGGTGAAGGTAGATGTGCCGACATTGAAGTCCATGTCGACCACTTCCTGCATCGTAAGCGGGAACTCTGAGTCGTCGAACCCGGTAGGGTCCTTGGTCTCTGTTCCGACGGCCTCCATCACGGCTTCGGTGTAGTCGTCCATATCAGAGATGCGATAGGACGCCTTGGGGCAGAACGCGATGGAACCATTCGCCGAGTTACCCTTGGCGATCATCCCGATTGCCCGGATATAATTAGACGAGTTCGATGCAGGCTTGGTTGTGGTCCAGTTCGGAGTGCCAGTAGCAAGGTAGACAGGGAGGTGGTTGGCAAGCCCTGTTGTGTTGATGCTATTCACTTCGCCTTGGCGGGTGTACTGACCGAGGCCGCCTGCAACAACCATGTGGTTTGTACACATACCAAGTACGGCATCCACCTGCTCAAGTGCAGTGTTAGTGGCCTTCTTGACAATGGGCTTGTCGCCCTGCCAACCAGACATATAGACGACCATGCCGTCCGTGTGAGCAAAGGTATCGCCGTTGATTGCAATGCACCAAAGCTCTTGCCCGTCCTTGTTGGACGAGCCATCTTCAAGACCATCAGTAACCCATGTATGTGACTCGGCGTTGTAGTGCTTGGCCCCTTCAATCCACGGAAGAGCCGCCTCTTCTGCGTCGGTCACACCCTCTGGAATGATCTGCTTTACGAGCATCTTGTACAGGGCTTGAATGGAGTCGAACACCGACAGGCCAAACCCACGGATCGACCGACCACTTGATACTCCTTCCTGCACCGCAGTGGGGAAGAAGAATGCGCGAGTGTTGTTGCCAGTGAAAGTCCCTACCGGCTGCTGCTCATCGGCATAGTTCGTGTACCAAGCATTGAAGTACACCGGCACGCGGCTGGTGTAGATGCAGTACCACGGAGCGGTGCTGACACTGGAATGGGTGATGTAAGTACCCTTGGCAGCGTTGTACCAGTAGGGGTACTGCACACCACCAACGGTATCATAGCCGCCGAAGACATAGACCCCATCGGCTTCGGCACTCTGCGAGCCCGAAACTGTGATGTCGTCAAGCCCAGTCGGGTTAGGGGCAACCACCAGCTTACCAGAGTCTTCGGTATCGTAATCGCCATCGGCACCGATGAATGTGGTCTTGTGGTTGACTTTCTGATGGAAGACGGTTGCCTCTCCATCAAGAGTCTTCGTCTCCCAGTTGGAGCCTGTGACCTTCACCTTGCGCACACCGCCGACCACTGCGACGGGGAACGGTTGATCGGCGGCATCACAGATTTTGTCCACAAGCGTGCTGGGGGAGGCGTCAGCGCCATCAGCAGCCACACGGTAGTCGCCGCTGGCATCGTCCCAGAATTTCTTGGTAATGGCTGCCTGCGTGCCTGCTACGAGCGTGGGGTTCGTGCCGGGGTAGTTGGTCTCCCACTCTACATTCAAGAGGCTTTCTTCACCGACCGTGGTGTCGCCAACGAAGGTCGTCGTGTTGGTTCCATAGACCTTGCTGATCTGCAACAGGAACGAGTTGAGGTTCGCGCCATTCTCCAGCGTGAAGGTGTTCGATCCGCCGAAGTTGACGACGGAATGGAACGAAAGGGTACCGAGCCCGCTGGCGGTGTAGTTCAGTACGATGGGACCGGAGAAGTTCACATTCTCGCCGAGGAAGTGCTTGTGCTGCCCACCCTGCGTGATGGTGCCGGAACTGGTAAAGCTCTTGCTGACGAAACAGCTCTCTACCAGAGGATCGAGCATCGCAGCACGGAAAGATGCATCGGAGTCCACTACGCGGAATGTAGCGGGAGGAAGGAAGGGGGCAGCCGTGTTATTCCAGTATTCTTGGGTTGCACCTGTTATGGCCTTAGTCGGTGCATCATTGGCTTCGTATTTCACAACACCATTTGTTGCACTCACAGAAACGCCACCAAGGCCGCCAGGAGTCAACTTCTCTGAGAAGATGGAGATATTGGTTGTCGAGAACCCATTCTCCGGTCTCAGCTCGCCGAACACCCTGATGGTGGATACAGAAGGGCTAGTCAACGAAATGTTGGGAGCCATCGCGAGCCCGTAGGTAGCGATGATGTCATTGTTGCCTACGATGTTCGCGACATTGAGCTGAAGGGTGATAGAGTCGGTGGCGATAATCAACTTGCTGGCTGGGGTGGAGAGCTGAAGAGCGGCCTCCAAGGTTGCCCGGTCGTTCACGAAGATGGCATTCTTCAAGTCGGCGCTGCCGCCACCACCGGGGGCGTCGTACCACCATTGCTGCGTAGCACCGACAGGGGCCGATCCGCCAGCGAACAACGACTGGTAAATGAGCTGGCCGCTATTCACTAGGCTAAGTGCCACCACACCTGCGGGAGAAAGACGACGGCACTTGATTTGCACGCCATCCAATGTCAGTTGGGTGGTGAGAGACAGGCCAGTAGGGTCCATCGTGAAGTCCATGCCGGCGTAAGGTGCTCCTACAGCCTTTGCGTAGGTCATAGTCTGGCCGGGGTACGATCCAATGAACACACTACCTAAGATGGTGGTGTTGCCATAAACCGCCGCAGACCACGAAACCCCCTCGCCTAAACCAACATCGGCGCTGAAGACTGTCATTCCGTTCTTCGAGACGACGATCAGCTTTTTTTCGAGAGGAGCTGCAAGAGCTTGGATGAATTCGAATGCTGTTTCGCACACAAACCGAGTTTGGACGGCTTGACCACCATCCTTGCTCATGCGAAGAGCCAAGCCAGAAGTGAGGGCAGGCTGAACGATGTTCCCATTCGGAGAAACATCGGAACCGGAAGGCCCTTCGCCATTCAGAATTGCTGAGTAGACGACTGTACCGCCGTCCAGTATGGTGAACGATAGAGGAAGGGTGTGCCTCTGGATGGAATTGGTTACTGAGGATGCGCCAATAACCCTGTCGAACCGACGAACCGAGTTGTCGGCGATGATGATGGTAGGTGGTACACCGACTCCAGAATTACCCTGTACGGCGACCGCGCATTTGAACTCAAGCTCTGTTCCAGAAATCTTGAGTGGGCGAACAGTGCCATCGCCACCAGTCTCAATCTGGAACCGAAGGGTGTCTCCAATGATCCGCTTGGAGCTACCTTGGTTCTTCATGTAGACATAAGCGTTGGTTCCATCCTTGTAACCAAGCAGGCAGGTAGAGCATCCGGGTTCTACGAACCCTTCGACCGCTTTTTCAGCAGAGTCGAACTGGTTTGGGTCGGACTCATACAAGAATGAAATCAACTCAAAGTGGTTCGAGATGAGGTTGCTTCGCTTGAGGCTGGCCGGATCGACCCGCAGCAACTTATTCTTGGTAGGGTCGAAGATGCCGCCATCGTCATGCACGAAGGAAGCGTCTGGCCCAGACCAAGGAGTAGCGGCAGAGTTTGATGTGGCAATGAAGCGCCCGTACTTCACCACAACATTCGCACTGCCGGCATTCGACAGGGAGTTGAGGGTAAGGGTCTGGTACATCAGATTTTCGATGAACACCGAGCAACCACTGGGGGACGCGGAGTAAACCTCCAAGTAGCTGAAGTTGGTCTGTACCCCAGCATTTCTGAAGGTAAGACTGGTCCCGGCCGCAAGGGACCACCGCCAGCGAGCAGTAACAGATGGGTTCAAGATGTTGAACTTCAGCCGCCCGCCGTAGATCACCTTGGTCCCGGCGAGATCAAGCTGGTCAGGAACCATAGACACCACCGGAATGTTCACGGTGACATCTCCGATAATCATGCCTGCCTGCACGCCTGCGGAAGCCAAGAAGGCCAGGGCCTCGGCCTCGGTCTCGATGAGCACAACCGAGTCAGCGCCCACTCCACCCTCAAGGAAGAGGTAGAAGTGGGACCCATCGGCGTCGGGGGGTGTCTGGGAGTCCTCCAAGGCCGTGTAGCACACATAGGCGTCGCCACCATACTCCACAAGGTCGTTACGGGCATAGTCCGTCCCGGCGACCCACGGGCCTCTGGGGTTGAGGCTCTGGGACCCTGCGATGGTCGTAATGTCGCCCTTCAGCTCATTCAGAGCATCGCGAACCGTGTCGGCCTGCCCGGTCCACTGCACGCCGACCTGCTCGGCTGCATTGTTGGCTTGCTGCGCGAGCCATTGGAGCGAGGGGATGTCGTAGAGCTGAGAGGACTCGCTCTTCACCAGAAGGGACCCACCGTTCTCTTCCACGATGGCAGTCATTCGGTTGCCCAGCTTGGAGGAAGCAAGGGCGCGGGTGGCTGCTTGGGCTAGTTTTACGAGGATTTTGGCCATTTCTAGGTCCCTCAGAACGGTTCATTGGGGTCTTCGGCATCCGGATAGGAGCCGTCACTAAATGTAGCTTCAGAAGCGTCATAGGGGGGCAGGATCACTTCACCATCTGGGAACTCCCCGGCCCCCGCTGTGGCCCCCTTGAAGGGGTAGCGGTTCAACGGATCGATGCGATAGTCGTCCGTCGAATAGCTCTCCGTGATGATTTTACCATCCCAAATCGGGTCGTAGAAGACAGCATAGACATCGGGAGGCACCGGGCAGAACAAGGTGACTTCTACCAAGCCATCGTAGGGCTGCGGGCTGAGCGCCTTGACGAACCCACGGATGGGGTTGTTGTCGGCATGGAACCAAGTGGTCAGTTCGATGTAATCCCCTACTTGCAGGCGCCCCTGGCTTCCATTGTTAGTCTCGGTACCCACGAAATACTTCATGTGGGTCTTGAACGAGACGGTCCACGAGTTGAAGAGGTAGAACTGGAGTGCCTTTCTGATGAGAGAGACGAGAGTTGTCACGGGCTGGCCGCGCCACGCCGCTTCGGAGGAGGTGTAGACCGTGGTGTCCAAGATGCGGGCATCGAAATCGGAAGCCATCTTGAACTCTACGGTTCTGGCATTGTCCTTGCCCGAGTCGTAGTAGGTCTTGCTGCGCGCAAAGAGGGCTTGGTAGTCCGTCTCCAATGCGTGCTTCAAAGATGCCTTCAAGTTGTAGAGGTAGTTGTTCGTGTCCCCGATCTTGAGGCCCTCTACTACCACTTGACCATCAACGAATTTCACGGTAAGCTCTTTCATCAGCTCACCGTTAGCTTCGTTGAAATGATACTTGAAGGTGAAGTCGCGAGTGATCTCCTCGTAGTTCCGGTACTTCACCTCAAGGCTTTCTTCCTTGATGACATTCGACTCGTTGAACGAGAACTTGATGTCCCCTTCCCCGTAGTCTTCGTAGTCGATGGACTTCAGCACCACGCCGTCAGTCTCATTGATGGCCGCCACGGCCCAAGCGTGCCGAGCGCAGGTATCAATGACTTCTTCCATCGTGGTGTCGTCGGAAATCTGCAACTTGGTGTTGTAGTTGTCGACGCTCTGGATTTCACCGCTCACCTTCCGGATGCCGATCTGAGTAGCAGCATCCTTCAGAATGGAGACAGGAGTTTGGTATGGGGTGTTCACCGCACTCGTGTTCTCGTAATAGAGGTGATCGTTGCGGCCCTTTACTTCGATGAAGTAATCAGTGTCGGTGATTGATAGCTCCGTCTTTCTCTGGAAGAAGATGGAGTCCACGGCACCGTTGATGCAGTCCGAACCAATCGTGGCAATCGCCTCGGGGGTGGCTGCCATTGACCCATTGCTTGCCATCGTGTCTCTGCGCGGCATGATGGTAATCTGCAAGCCACGGTAGTTCGCGAACTCGTATCCTTGTCCTTCATCGAACAAGTAGTCTGGGATAGGGTCCCACAGGTCAACCCCCGCCCACTGGAAGAACCCGTTGGACAGATGAACTACATCATAGCTATTGTTCTTGTACAAACGGTTAGCCACCGAGTCGTTATTAGGAACACCGAACGGAATAGCTATGCCATCCTCAGTCAGATCGTTCCAAAGCATCGCAGTATTGACATCACCTTCGCCGCTGACGGTGTTACCGAAGTTATAGAAACGGTCATTTCCACCCTTCAGAGAGCCGGGCAGGTTGTTGAAGATATGTGGGGTGATCCACGCAGCTGCATCTCCGGCAGAGGCCGCGGCAGCGATGTCGTGCAGGCTTTTGTGGAAGGTAACATTCAAAGCAGGATCAGATTTATGAACCAGCGTAAGAGTTACAGTCACCGGGAAGTTGTAGGACAGTTGCAGATAGCCATCATCAGTGCTGGCAACCTTCCCGTAGTTGTAGGCGGGCTCTTGGCGGAAGAACAATTGGAACATGAAGCCGCCGAGGACCCGGACCTCGGATGCTCCCTTCATCGCGTTGTGTATCTCTGAGGAGATGGGGAAGTAAAGCGCCCCTACCGGGTTCTCTGTCCCTACTTCTGCCCCAGCATTCATAATAGTGATGGAGCTGCCGCACCCGCCCGTCACCTTCTTCGCGAGCTTGGTCGGGTCGATCTTCCCGGTGGAGGTATCGACGATTTGGGCATACTGCCAAGGAGTGTAGATCCCGTTGTGAACCAACTTCTCGCAGTTGCTAAGTAAATACCTAGACCAGAACAGGGTGGGATAGAATGGACGAGGACCAGTGTCGTTCTGGTAGTTCACGACGCTGTTTGCATTCTTGGCCCTTCTCCACCACATCCTCTGGTCCTGCGAGATGGCGTTGGCAGCAGCGAGAGTGTCCAGCGATCCTTCGCTGGCACTTTGCACCGGGTAGACTTCCTTGTAGACGATGGGATCGTCCGGATCAGTAGGAACTACACCAGCATAAAATACTGGGACATGGAGCACTGTGTCCGAGGACAGGTAACTTCCGATGTGCTTGGTCTTGTCGATGTAGCTTGCGATTAGGTCGCGGGCTAGATCAACCTTTTGGTTCGCGGTCTTGCCGGTGTAGGCCGTACCTTCAACGAACCCGGTCTCATAGCGACTGTAGACAATGAGCGAGTTGAAATCGTCCATCTCACAGTAAGCAGGATCGACTCTGAGCTTGATGCCGTTTCTCCACTCAAGGGGAACGAACATTCCTCTGGGAAGAGGTTGGAACTCTTCGAAGTCGTCGAGCCAAATAGAGACTTGGGGGGAGTTCTCATTGGGGCCGAACCCTTGGCACACGCGATCATCGATTACGAACTCTACGCTGATTTGGACGATGCGGCACCCTACCCCCAGAAGCTCTTCTGGGGTGGCAGGCAGCTTGTCTACCATTACGGCCAGCGGATACTCGGCAGAGTTGTCCCAGTCGGTCGGTCTTGATCCCTCGACCCGCAAGTCATCGGGTTCTTCCGAAAGCACAGGAACTAGCTCGGAATACCCATTGAACTTGACGAACCAGTCCACCCCCTCGTGGTAGAGCTTGCGCACGAAGGAAGTCTGTTTGCTCATCCCTTCTTCTTGGTACAAGCAAAATGAGCCAGGCCCAGATTGCGCGTCATTTATCAGCGCCATTCTGACCACGGCCAAGCCTTCGATGTCGGCAAGGTCTTTGATCCTACCAACATTGAAGGTGTCGATGGGTTCATCACGCCCTTCAACAGTCGTCACGCTCAAGTAGGACTGGTTGGCGACCGTGGGGATCAGCTTGGCGTTAGGGTGCATCCCATAGGTCAAGGGGACCTTGACATTGGAATTTTCGTCGTCATGCAAACCAATCGTGTCGCTGCCCGCGACTAAGGTAACAGGAATGGTTTCGGTTGCTCGGTAGTAGAGTTCGGGCTCCACATCGAAGGAGTAGTTGGAGAAGTCGAGCGAGTTGGTCTTGTTGATGCCGCTACGGATCAAGACTTTCTGAGGGGTGCCGCTCGTGTTGTCCAGAATGTAGAGCTTCACCCGAGCCCCGAAGAAGTTGAACCCCATCGTCTTCCAATGGAAGCGATTGGAGTTGTCCAGCCGTACCGAGAACCCGGTCAGCTTTTCGACGCAAGGGCCGTTCTCGATGGAGGTGTCGAAGCTGGGGAACCCCACACCATTCTTCGCGATAATTCCAGCCTTGTAGGAGGCTGGAGTGTTGTTGATCGGCTGCCAGCCAGCTACGGAGGTGTCCGAGAATGAGGCGTAATAGAACAGTCCCCCTCGCAGGTTCAACTCAGCGACATTGGCCACGACAGGGACATAGCGCCCGATGAATGGGTAATCCGTGTTGACCCACTCTCCTTGTCCTGCTGACTCGGTGCTGAAGACTTGGTAGTCGAATGTCCCTTCGCGGGTCCTAGTGTCCCCATTTCGGATGCCCGAGATTTCTTTCGGCTCTGTGGAGAAGAACGGATCGAAGAAGGTGACATCGTTTTCCTTGAGGTGCGGAATGCGCTCCCATGCACCATCCTTGAACATCACCAGCGCCCGGCTGAGTTCGCCCGGAACCCACTGGCGCACGACGGCGGTGGTCCCTTCTTCCGGGGCGGCAGCGATGGCCTCCAGATCTGAAAGCAGGGTATATTCTCCCAAATCAACCGAGATGGCGTTCACCGAGACTTCGACGAGGAAGTTGTAGGAGGTGGCGGAACCGATATTGATTTCCTCGTCACCATTCTTCAGAAGAATGGCAGTGATCTCGATGTTGTTGAGCCCGCGCTCGGGGGTCCACGCCACTTCGCCTACCGGCTTGACTTCCTTCAGTTGGATGGTCAGCTTCTCTTCGGCGAACGCTGGCCCGAACAGGTACTCCCCGGCTTTCTGAGTGATGACGATTTCTTGGCCTAGGGTTTCAAGCAGCCATTGATAAATGGTCGGGAACTCTAGCTGGGAAATCTCGGTGATCTGCCACGACCCCGAGACCTGCCGCCGGGTACCGAAGAAGATGTCGTCTGTGGTCCCGTTGAGGTAGGTCAGCTTCACCACGGACTCTTCGGTAGCATCGCCCCCGTTGGAGATGCTTTGAAGGTCCACCGGGAAATTCGAAGAGCCGTAGGTGTCGAAGATCATTTTTCGAGCCTCTGGATTGAGAGCGATGCTTTCCAAGTTGTAGGAGAGTCTCGCCCTTCATTTTCATAGGAGATCAGCCTGCACTTTGCCTTGGGGGTGGCGGCCCCGTCAAGGAACAGATCAAGGTGATCGGTCTTGATGAAAAAGATAGGGTTTTCCAAGAAGAAGCGTTGGAGAAGTCCTGCATCATTTGTCGAGTCAACGGTGAGCTTCATCTTCACAAGCGAGGATGCGAAGATGGTGGATTGCTCCACGAACGAGCCCGAGGAGTAGGTGCGGTCGTCGTTTTGAACGGTGTAGAGGAACGAGTCGTCCAAGTGCTCCACCGGCACCTCCACATTCACATTGCAGCTGAGCGCGAGCTCCTCGATGCCGTCCTGGGGCCAGAGATGGAAGAAAGATCCTTCACCGGCGCCTTGGATGGTGGCCCCGGCGAATATCCCGCTGCCAGTCCCCCAGCCTTGGCTGACCGTCACCACCGCATTGTCTTTGGTGTAGGGGACGGTGAAGTAGGCCGAGTCGTGGTTCACATAGCGGGCGGGGGTGACATCGGTGCCATCGAATAGGATCGTAGGCAGTTTGGCAATGCGCTGAGCATTTCCCCCAGAGAGGGGAGCCCCCCTCAAAGCAACTGCATCGGCGAACTCATAATGGGCGACCACCCCCGGCTGATCCAAGGCGGCCCCGAAGACCGACTCGCCCCCGCCACTTGCCATAGCCGTTGCCGTGGCAAGCTCAGTCATAGAGAGGCCGTACAAGGCCGAGCGGTCTGTTTCTAGGCCGTCTAGGTACAATTTAGGGTAAGGATAGCTCAGACCGTCTAAAGCCTGCCCAAAGGCCATAGAAACGGCCAAGGCGGTCCACTTCCCGGTCTGTAACTTGGCGTTGAAGATTGCAGTGACCATTCTGGGGGTCCCGGCTACCATTACCTTGAGCTCCAAGGCCAGTCTTCCGGCGTTGGCGGCCCGGTTGGTGGAGTAGCGCATCAACCGGATGTCCCCACCCCCTGCGGTCCCTCTGAAGAAGAGCGTCGTGTCCTGCGTGAGCGGGATCAGATCGAGGTCTGCCTTCACCCAGAAATGGAGCCCAAAGTGGGACTCCCCACCTAGGAAGTTTGGATCATCGAAATAGGAGTCGGCCCCTGCAATGCGCGCTCCGTACCCCACCAGTGAGTCCACCCGGCTTGCCGCGGTACCATGCAGCTTGGAGGCATCGTCGAAGGTCTGGAGAATGCCGTTCTCGAAGATCGGCATGAAGTTCTGGCAGGTGAGCAAGACCACCGTGCCTTGCCCCCCTGCATTCGGACTGAAGAGGAAGAACTTCGGGAAGCTCATAGCTTGTACCCTCTCCGTCTGGAGTCGCTCACCAGATTAGCGAACTGCTCCCTGTCCTCGCGCAGTGCTTGGAATACATCGACCTTTTGGGCGGAGGTTTCGAAGTTGTGCGAGGGGGAGTAGATGAAAGTCTGGGTCACGGTCGTGTTGTTGGACGGGGCAGCATCGACGGCGCGGCCGGCATTTAGGTCATTGATGGTGCGGCGCCCAAGGCGGCGGGTTGCCGATGCGTTTAGCACCGCTTCCTGCCCGCGCTCGTTCATCTGCACCATCGCGTTCTTGCCGGTGGGGAAGCCTCCGGTAGCCATCTTCTGCGCATCGATCTGCTGGATTTGAGCGGCCAGCAAGCCGCTCAATGCGAGAGTCTGGGCAACCGCAGCGGCGGTACCGAACGGACCGAACTTGGCATACCCGGCCCAAGTACCGATGACCGCAGAAGCGTAGTTCATAATGGCAGCGGCCTTGGCCCAAGCCTTCTCTTTCTCCATCGCACGCTTCTGGGCAGCTTCCTTGCGGCGCTCAGCCTGGCGTTCCATCACACGAGCGGTGCGGTCCGAGATGACGCGAGCGTTCCGAAGGTTCTCCACCTTCTTCATCTCTTTCTCGTACCGCTGCTCAATGCGATCCATCTCCATCTGGTGATAGATTTGCTGGGTCTCGCGAACCGTGTCGAAGACCTGCTTGTACTTCTCGATCTCTTGGCGCATCAGCTCATACTTGGCGTTTGCGGCCTCAACATCGATGAGGTGCATCTGGGCAGCGGTGCGGGCCTCCAGCTCGGTCAGTTTCTCTGAGTAGAGTTGGGCATTTACGAACTTCTCGTCCTGCAAGTCTGCGAACTCGCGGACATAGCGCATCGAGATTTCGTACTTCTTGTTCTCGGTATCGGCATCTACCATCGAGAGGGCGGAGGGCAGGTTTCCGGAACTGGCCCCAAGGCGGGCAGATGTGGCCTCAAACCGGGAGGCACGGCGGCCCCCCTCTTCGGTCCATCGGATTTCTTGGAGTTTCCGCTGGGTCTCCTTCTCCAACTTGATCCGTTGAGTGTCCTTCCATTCATCCAGCTTCAATTCTTCGATGTAGCCTTGCTCGATGTCCTTGGAGAACCGTTCGTACAGCTCTTGCTTTCGGATAGTGTACTTCTGCTCAAGCTCGTAGAGAGCATCGGCTTGGTCTTGCCGGACAGTGTTCTCTTTCGCCCAGACAGAGTTACCGAAGATGGCCAACTTGGCCCGCTTGGTTTCCAGTTCGAAGAGTCTGGTCTGAAGATCGTACTCGACATTGAACTTGCTGATGATGGCGTCGCGAACCCTAGCTTCCATCATCACCCTTTGGACAATGAGTTGCTGGAGCTCGGCGTAGTCCACGACATCTTGGATCATCGCTTCTTCGGACCGAGTGCGGTTGCCCTTGGCAATTTCGGCTGCGTCTACCGCGATGCGATCCTTGATTTCCTTGATCCGGTTGGCAATGACAGTCTTCTCTTCACCGAATTTGTCTTCCAGTGCGTTGATAGCCTTTTTGCGCTCGGTCTTCCAACCTTGCTCGTCGATCATCGCAGCTTGTTCGTAGTACCACTTCTTTTGGCCGAGAAGCATCTCATACCAGTAAAGGGTCTTGTCTACTGGAATGCGACCGCCGCCTTTCTTCTCATTTTCCCCTTCAAGCTCGTTATCGCCGGGAGGAGCCTGCATTCCAGGGAGGGCGGCAGGCTTCACATACTTGTAATATGCGATGAGGTCTATTAGCTCTTTCTTTGCCTTGATGGAGTTTGCTAGTTCGGTAAGGGTCTTGGCGCTGGCTTTGCCGCCTTGAGCGTCTACGGCAGCTTGTGCGAATTTCAAGCGTTCTTCAGCCTCAGTGATGCGACTTTCAGCAACGGCAGAGAAAGCCTCTTGCTGGCGCTTGTACAAGGCATCTCCATCAGAAAGCGCCTTGTTCAAATTGTTGACTTGTCCGGTTAGTTCGCCGATCTTTAGACGGGCCTGTTGGCGAGCACGGTTCGCGTTGTCGCTTGTCATCCCATCGTAAAGGGACTCTTCGATCTTGGCCGCATTCAGCAGAGACTTGGTTTTCTCAAGCTCTTCCTTATAGGTCTTCCGCTGAGCTTCAAAATCATTCACGACTTTCATACTGGTGACAGACGGACCACGCAAGGACCCAGCCTTGTCCCCAGAAATCTCTTGAACTTTTTGGTAGAGTTTGTCCAACGCTTCGATGGCCGCACCAATCGGTTTCACGATGAGCTTCATCGCATCGACTGCAAGACTGAACCCAGTAGCGATGGCCCTTACCCCGCTGCTGAGAGGCTCGTAGTGGTCCTTCATCCAGTTGGACAACTCTCTGAAGGCAGAAACGAGATCTTGAACGGCGGAACGCATTCCGCCTTGGAATGCTTTGTTTAGCGCAATGGAAAACTCTTCCCACGCCGACTGGAGCATCTTCAAGTCACCTGCAAGGTTATCCATTTGCAACCGAGCAGTGTTATTAGCGAAGTCCTTGGAATTTTTAGCGAAGTCCTTTACGAAGTCTTTGTAGGCATCGTTGGCGGCCAAGAGTGCCTGCGCACCGGCAGATGCGTACTGGCCAAACAACTTCTTCACCCCGGTGGGGTTTAGGTTCAAGGTGGCCAGTGCGGCCATCTTGTCGCTGAAGCTCTTGGCCTCGGGGGCTACCTTCTTCACCATCTTCGATGCGAGCGAAGAGGAGTCTGAGAGCTTCACGAACATCATACGAAGCGCGGTACCGGCCTTGGAGGCGTCGATACCACGGTCGGCCATCACGGCCAGAGAGGCAGTTGTCTCAGTGAACGAAGCCCCAGCGCCACGGGCCAAGGGACCGGCATAGGACATCGACTCGGAGAATTTTCTCATATCCAAAGCGGAGCGGGCGAACGAAAGGGTCATCTGGTCCACGACATCCTTGGTGTCACTGGCCGAAAGACCGAACTGCTTGATCGTTCTGGAGGTAACGAGGGCTGACTCCTGCATGGTCTCGCCAGTAGCAGCAGCCAAGTCCAACACATCCTTACCAGATGCCAGGATTTCATTTGTAGAGTAACCAATCTTAGCCAACTCGGAGAATGCGTCGGCAGCTTCCTTGGCGGTAAACACGGAGGTCTTGCCGAGCTGGCGGGCATAGGCTTCCAGCTTCACGACATTGGCTGCGTCCAGTTCCTTGTCGCCGGTCTGGAGAACCGCACGGACATTGGACAGGGCTTTCTCAAACTCAGTGCCGTACTTCACGGCATCGGTGAATGCTTTCTTCATTCCGATGGTTGCCAAGGCAACACCGCTCAAGGCAACGGCTACCGCTTTCCCGGTAAGCCCGAGCTTAGACATACTGGAAATGATAGGGCCAAGGGCTCCGCCCATTGCTCCACCACCCATTCCACCCATGACATTTCCAGCGATGCCGCCGATGATACCGCCAATACCACCGCCTCGCAAAGCCCCCATCAATTTATCCATCGAGAACTTCTGCTTCTGGCGGGCGGCCTCTAGTTGCTGCTCTCGCTTCATCGACTTTTCGATGTTCGCAAGACGCCGACGCTCGTTCTCGACTTGGAACCTAGCAGAGCGTTCTGCGTTCTTGGCACGGCGCTGGGCCTGTACCTCCAAGAAGCGTGTGTGGCGAGCCTCAACGGACTCGGCATAGCGGAGCACGCGGTCAGCATCTTTGATGGCTGCGTTCATCTGAGCGATGAGAGCCTTATCTCTTGCGGCTTGGCGGGCAGCGCGGCGGCCCATCACATCGGCTTTGCGAGCATCGTAATCCTTTTCGATCTGGATTTTCTCAGCCATTACCCGCTTGAGCATGGAAATTTCGTTGGTCTGAACAGCTTTCATTTTATCGAGAGCCGCTTGGTGAGGAACAGCCTCGGCCTTCTTCATCTGCTTGAACTTATCAGTCAAGTCAGACCGCATAGGGGCGGCCTGAGTCGCGCTGATGAGCTGGTTGTCAACAAGACTCTTTATCTTGGCTCGTTCTTGCATGAGCTGAAGATCAAGTTCTCTCATCTTAGCATTGTGTCTCAGCTTCTCGTTCTCGATACGCTTGCTTTGGTCTCTCTCAATAGAGACCATTCTTTCGGAAATTTTTTCTTTGGACATTGCCCGAGCGGCTTCTTCAGCTTCGCTGCCCTTGGCATAGCTTTGCTCGATACGACGCACTGCATCTTTGCCTGCTTTTTCGAGCTGAATGAGCTTAGCAGCCCGATCTCTAGCTTCAGAAATAACTAGGGCATGGCTCCCTACACGAAGCTGGTGTTTCTTGTAGTTCTCATCGAGCTTCTCTCTAAGAGCGAGATACTGCTCTTGATCCTTCGCTAGTTTGTCGAGGGCTTTTTTCTGAGGGCCAGTAACGATGTCCTCGAAGGTCATCACATACGATGTCCGCATGACTCTATCTTTTTCGTCACTGGCCTTCATCACCTGCCTCCGGTCTTCGGCTTTTTCGCACCCATTGACTTCACCAACTCGTTCTTCTCATCTCGCCTACGATCCAGAGCAGCGGCTACACTACCGCAGAAGTGGAGCACATTGACGAAGTAGGCCGACTGATCCAAAATACCTCCATCCACCGGAAGAACCTGATGGTTCTTGAAAGTGGTGTAGGACTCGAAGGCTTCTCGCACCCACTTGGGCGACTGCGCGGCCATTGCGTTCGGGCAGCGAGCTTGCGGGATTTCCTTCATTCCTTGGCATTCGGTACAAACCCTTCCGTCTGAATGATACCCTTCTCCTAGGCAGCTTGAACAGAGGAGAGCCCATCTAGCCATCTTGGTAGGTTCGTCGCAGCCCCATTGCTTCTTCACCTGGGGGGAGGTGGCGCAAGAATGCTTGACGAACCCACCAAAGAGGCTAGACAGGACTATGAGTTTTTTACCTCGTCCTCAGTCACATCGGCTCCGTTCTGGATGATGCGCGAGAGTTCCAAGCGCACATCCTTCGGGATCACCGACAGGAAATCTTCATCCAGCTCGTTCACAAACCCGTGCAGCTTGCGCCCGGTGTACTTCACCTTGACTTCGTTGCCGCTGCCATCGAAGAAGTTGCGGACCCCGACCAGCCCCATGCAGAGGGCCAAGTGCGCGGAGTCGCCCACCTTGAGGTTCATCGAACCATCGGACATGGACAGCATATTGTCCAGCAGGCGGTCTTCTCTGGGAGTGAGTGCCTTCAGCTCGAAGACGGTCTGCTCGGTGGCGGGGGCATTGCGGTCGCACTCGGGGATGTAATCGAAGCTCGACTTGGGATCAACTGCCTTCATTTCTGCTCTCCGGTCGTGTGGTGTGTGGATGAAAAGAGGGGGGATTGCTCCCCCCAGAACCCCAGCAGCCAACCCCACACAAAGCCGTCTGCCGGGGCTCATGCCTCAAATTTACATCAGAAGAAGACGATCTTGTACTCGTCGTCAGCTCCCGATGCCAAACCGGCCAACATCATCTCCGAAGAGACGATGGCCACTCCATCCCGGTCCCCGTCCGAATTGCCCGTGAACTGGGCCTCGCGGGCGTAGAAGAACAGGGAGTTGGAGTCGCCACCAGCCCCAACTTGGAACTGGAATGCAGCAGGCTCGCCGTCGAACCACTTGTTGAAGATGTCGAAGTCGGCCTGCGACATCATCTCCGGGTCCGCGCTGGCGGTGGGCTTGCGCCCAGTAATGCGAGCGGCCTTGAGGCCGTTGAAGGAATTGCCATCCTTGCGCACCACCACCTCGTTGCCGGCATCGACACCCACGGTCGAAAAGACAGGCTTGTAGGAAGCACTGCCATCCAACTCGGTGAGGATCAGCTTCGCATCCTGAAGGATGGGAGGCACGGTGTTGGGGAAGGTAACGCCGGTGGTCATGGGGCGGTCGCCGAAGCCACCATCATACTCGGGGTTGGGACCCGCAGAGATGGCGCCAAGGGCAGTCCCAGTGGCATCGACGAGGTTCTCACCGTCAGCAAAGACGGGCGAGCCATCGATGTAGACATAGTGGAGTTCCCCGGTGAAGGGAGCGGTGACTGCGCGCACCAGATGAGCCGCGGCGCCGCTAGTGACACCCTTGATGAGACCGAACTGGTCCACCGAGGTAGTCATCGCAGCGTTCTTCACGAAGCCCTTGGAGATCACGCCCGAGAAGGTCATCTCCAGCTTGGCAAAGCCAGAGCTTTCGGCACTGAGGGAGAAGCTCCCCATCGCACCGTAGATTTCCTTCTTGTAGCCATCTTCCTCGGTACGGATCGTGATGGTCTTCTGGTTGGTGCTGATGGGGGTGTAGGTTTCACCGGCGGGCGCTTCCACGGACTCGGCGGTGGTGGCCAAGGCGGCACCCACCGGAGGGGTCAGCGTGAGAGCATCTGCATTGGCGAGACCGACATAGCTCGGGACCAGCTCGTAGAAGAGGGTGGAGCCCCCGTCGTTGAGGTAGAACGGCACGACGACCATCGCACGCTTGGTGGGAGCCCCAGACACGGTGATGATGGTTCCGTAGGGAACATCGCCGGTAAGGGCAGTGGGATCGATGGTGATCTTGAGCAGGTTGCGCTTTTCCATCGAGCAGGCTTCGAGGTAGCGCCCCAACGGGTTCGGAGTGGCGGCGGCACCGCTACCCTTGAACTCGGTGGTGAACTTGGTCGAGCCCTTGATTTCCCCAGGAATGGACCGGAGATTGGTCAGCGACACACGGGCGACATCGCGCTCGTTCATCGTGACTTCGGCTTCGGTAGCCGGGGAGACGGACACTTCGATGCCGCCAGAGGCAGCAGTTAGAGCGGCAGGCTGGGCGCACCCAACTTCCAACTCGGCAAGCACTTGGCGCTTGCGGAACAGTTTGACATCGCAAGTCATGGTAAACCTCCAAAGGTTCAGTTTCGGGCTATCCGAGTATCCCTTGCATCATGTCGATACTTGACGAGCAACTCAATGTAGGCTCCGATGCGTTCGCTTACACCGTCTGCATCCTCAATTACGATTTCGGTGACTGCGCTATCGTAGTTGAGGCAGTCTCCGAACTTGACATCTCTGCCAAGCTCGTTGACCACATCCCCGAGGATTTCTTCGAAACGGCTGAACGCCTCGGGTTCTGCATCGATCCACAGGGTCAGTGCGACTTTCAATTCGCACTCATACCGCCCAACCGGAATATGCTCTTTGAGCTCCTTCTGGGGGAAGATGACCATCGATGGACTGATGAGGTTCTGCGAGATGCGCTCCCAGCGGTACGCTCCTCTGAGGGAGTCGATACAGCGGTTGAAGCGCACTTCAAAGTGTTCGTCTAGAATGAGAGCATCGAACTCTAGGGTGAGCTCCATTCCGGTATCTGAAATGGCCGCTGGGACCCCCGAGACCACATCGAACTCCAGCTCCGAGGCAGGGACGATCACTTCGTCGTCCTTGATGGTCTCCCACATCTTCAGCCGGGCAGCCCCTATGACCTTGAAATGGAAGCACCGGGGCTCAGCAGTGGTGGGGTAGGTGCCGGTTACGCGAACTTCATCCCGGCATAGCAGCTCATTGGTCTCATCGAAGCGGATATAGGAGTTGTCCACCACATTCTTGAGGCGGTTCGTGATAGCCTCTAGGATGCGATTTCTGATCGTGACGGGAGGAATGTCAATGTTCACTTACCCATCTCCTTCGCAACGAATGTAGAGAGCTCTCTGCCGATCTGGTTCATTCTCTTCAGAATATAGCTATCGAGCCCCTTGGTGTATGCAGGGATAGTGACCTGCTTCTTCAATATCCACCACGGGTCCCCAATCATCTTGCGCATCTTGCCCATCACCTTCACCGGGGCCAAGAACAAGGTCCCACCCTTGGTCTTGTAGACCATGATGTTTTTCGGGACCCGGGTGCTGCGAGGGCCTTCGAACTTTCTCGACCCATCAGGCTTCAACACGGGAGCGAGGGGAATGGCCAGATACTTGCGGCCGCCGGTAGGCTTGATGGTGCGCTTGACTTGGAAGTCGGCGGGCAACACCGAGGTGATGTTGAGTTCACCGGCATCGCCCGCTCCGCTACTGATTTGACGGACCTTGGACTTCCACGAGTTGCGGCTCTTACCGCTTCCGGGGTCCAAACCGATCTTGCCCTTTCTCCCAGAGAAGTAGGTCCAGATTACATCTAGGACCAGTTCATCTCCCTTGGCTTTGAGGAAGCCAAGAGCCTTCTTCCGGATGGCCCCGTGAAGGTCGGCCACCTCTGGGTTTTCCTTTTGGAAGTGGGACCGGATGGCGGGGCGGGGCATAGGGTCTCCTAGTTCACATATCCGGCGCGGCGGTAGGTGCGCAGCTGACGCTTGAACTCATCACGCAACTGGAATGGGATGTAGGTCTCAGCGGAGTTACCACCGGCACCCACGCTCACCATCGAGAGGTTCTTCTTCCGCTTGTAGTCGAAGATGACTTGCAGCAGGAACCCATACTCAAGGTCGGGGTACTTGGAGATGAACTCGGCAGTGTCCTTGGCCATGCCGCCCCAATAGCGGATTTCCACTTGGCCAAGCCCGCCCTCGCGCAGCGCCCCAACCGTAGGAGCGATGGCGCCCTGGGGGGCGTTGATGTTTAGCTCGTCGATTGGGATGTCAGTCCCGGCATTTCTGAAATAGAACCCGTTGGGGGTGTCAGCGAGGGGGTCCCCCACGGCAGCCGCCAGCCCGATTGAAACATCGTAGGCAGTGGCGGTACGGGCAAGGAAAATCGGATCGGCCAAGTTCATCGGGAACCCCTTCACCAAGAAGAGGTTCTCCGAGAACTGGGCCACATCGAAGACTTCGGTGTAGTCGCGGAACTTGATGAACCGACCGAGGTAGGACTCTACGCGGGCCGACAGTCCGGTGATAATCATTTGGATGACTTCACGGTCCTTCGTGTCAGGAAGGGCGCTATCGAACTTGTAGACTCTCTCCACGGTCGTGAGGTCCATCTTACTTCCCCTTCTTGCCGTTCTTCTTGCCGAATAGTTGAATGCCTTGCTTGGCCTCTACGGGGGCCTCTACGGCCTCTTTGCCCAAATCTACCTCAGTACCAAGGTCTTTGATCCCGCCGTCCTCAGTGACCACCGCATCGGTCACGGAGCCGTCTTCGTGGACCAAGCCCACCTTGTCGCCGGGGGCCACGACAATTTCTTCGTCGCCAACAGGCTCCAGCTTCCATGCTTGGTCGCCTTCGTGAATGTCGTCCAGCTCGACCGTCTGGCCGGCAGGGATGGGGGCCTTCTGGCCTTTCTTGAAGTAGGCGTAGCCTTCGCGAACGATGAACTTCATGGTGTGGCTCCTTGAAAAAAGGCCCTCCCCTCCCATCGGAGGAGAGGGCCAGATTGGGGTGATGGTTACAGGCTAGTGGCTTGGTCGGTCGCGACGGCGAACGACTTGGGCCGACGCACGCCCCAGTCAACGCGAGCCACGGCACGCATCTGCACGCTGTACTTGGCGAAGTTGTCGCCAGCCACATCGGAAGCATCCAGCTCCAAGCCGCCCCACTGCGCGAACAGCAGGTCTTCGAAGTTGCCGAAGATGAGCTTGGTGAGGTTGGTGCCATTGCCCTTGGTGCCATTGGTGGGCAGCAAGGTGGTCTTGCCGATGTTGTACCCGAGAGCTTCCTGCAAGCGAGCATCCGAGAGGATGGGCAGGAAGATGGGCTGGCCTTCGGCTGCGGGCTGACCGCTGTACTGCGCCACGGTCTGCTGACGCAGAGCACGGAACACAGTGGGATGGCTGACGAAGCCGAGGCGACCCATGAGGGCGTTCTCGTCTTCGAGCTTCCCGATCAGCGCATCGAAGGTGGGGTAGGTGGCGGGGGTACCATCGGTAGCAGTGTAGGTGCTGATACCGGCGGTGTTCAAGATACCAACCGGGGTATCGAGAGTACCATCGCCCAACAGACCCTTGAGGTCGATGGCCAGCGCGAGCTGGGTGGCCAGATCGTTGCGAACGATCTGCTCGACGCTCTGGTTCGCATCGGCGATGAGCTCCTTGGACATCCGGACCATCGCAGCGACCTTCTTGGGGTCGAGGGTGATCTTGTCGAACACCAAGCTGGACTCGGTGATTTCACCGAGTTCACCCAACCACAGGGCAGTAGCACTGCCGGTCTGGCGGGGGAAGTCCATCTTGCCAACGCCGGTCAAGTTCAGACGGGAAGCACCCATCTGGAGCAAGACTGCGCGAGCCTGGAGGCGCTCGATGATGTCCTGGGCGACCATCGTGGGAACCATCACGCCACCAGCGGTGCTGGGGTCGATGGTCTGAGCCTTGGCGGTCTGCTCAAGGATTTCATGCTCGAACCCGGCCTTGCCCCAGTTCTTCGTGGCCAGCGCATAGGCGGCCTTGGCGAACGAGAACTTCTTGGCGGTCTCGATGTCAAGACCCTGCGGGTCCTTGACGGAGTGCTTGTCCTTGAGGGACTTCACATCGTTGACGAGAGCCGTGACGGCTTCATCAAGACGCTTGGTGGCTTCTTCAGCCTTGAGATGACCAGCTTCGACCATAGCCTTGATCGAGGGCTCAAGGGCAATGCGTACTTCGTCCAACTTGGCTTGTTCTTCGGCGGAGAGTTTCATAACTCACTCCTTCTTCTGAGGATGAATGGAAGTGGCAAATGCTTTCGCCAGTTCAAACACATCGGCAGCGGGAGCGGCTTCTGGTTCGGAATGCTGGGCATTGCCCTCCGTACCGCCGTCGTGACCTACTGTGTGGACCGACTTCTGGATGCTCTCTGAGAGCAGGAGTAGCTTGCCGATGTTCTCGGTCATCGCTACAAACGCCTTTTCAAGCGCATCCATTCGTTCAATGATACCGGGCTCAGTCACAGCGCCAGCATCGACTTCGGCAGGGACACCGATCTTCGCACAAAGCTCTTTCTCGTGAAGGCTCTTGACCTTCACGGCATTGGAGTTGGCCGGAATGGTCACTCCAGAGAGCTCAAGCAATTCTTGTTCAAGGAACTCCACGCCATACTTGCCCAAGCCGAGGGCTTGGCGTTCGGCTTCGTCCTTGGGATAGTTGGCCTTCAGCCCGATGAAGCCCACCGAGACGGCGGAGAGGATGCCGCTCTTGTAGAGCTCGTGCATCGCATCGACCTTCTCGCTGACCCCGGCGGGGAAATAGATCCGGAACATCAGGCTCTTGCCCCCGGGCGCTCCAGCATCAGCAGTCTCTTTCCAGACGCGGAGAGCGCGGCCCACGGGCATATCCCAGCTTTCATGCTGGGCGAGGAAGACGGGGTTCTTCATAAACCGCTCCAGGCGCCATCCTTCGACACGGATGATGTCGCCCATACCGTCCTTGGTCTCATCGGAGCCGCGGAAGGTGTGGATGCGGCTGCGCATCAGCACCGGCTTGTCGCCAGTGGTTGCCTCGGCCTTTTCGCCAGCGGCGGGCTCGGGGGCATACCCGTTCTGTTCGCAGAGCAACTTGTACTCATCATCGGAAAGCGCGAAGTCCTTGACTGCGGCTGCCCCGAAGATTTTCTCGACAGTCTCGGTGCCGTCCTCATTCTGGACGACGCCCTCGGTACGGTCGACACCGATACTCTTCAGCAGTCCCTTCATTTCTTCCTCGCTGGGATGATGTGGCACTTGCAACCGACGATCTCAGAGTAGTTGGCCCGAGAGTCGCAGGGATGCGAAAGGCCATCCTTGTACACAAAATCTAGTTCATGCTGGCCCGTCTGGCCAAATTTCTCGTGGCGGGAGGTCTGGCAGCCGGTCTTCCAGACCTTCTCGCACCCAGCCATTCGCATCACTTCCATGCGCGCAGCTTGGGCGCAGCGCATCACTTCGGTGTGGGCCATCGTGGCGGAAACGGACAGGGCGGCCTTGAACTCGCCGCGCACCAGCTCCTTCAACTCGGTCAAGGGCTTGCCCGAGGAGATACCGTCTGTGAGCACATTCAGCAGACGGAGGCGGAGGGGGGCCACCATCAAGTCAACACTGGCAGCGGCCTCGCTCGCGGTTTCGATGCAGTCGGCTTCGTCGTCGCCAAGCTCCAGCTCCATCCCCAGAGAGTCAAGCTCCTTGGCGGTGAAGTCGGTGGCGAGCCCGGCGGCCTCACTCCCGAAAGTTTGGCAGATGGCAATGTGGTAGTCGGCCCAAGCCTTTTGGTCGAACAGGCATTCCTCGATCTGATCGACCGATGTGGGGCGAACTTTTTCGAGGCGGGCGAGCTGGTCGTTGCGCATCTTGGTCAAGGTGGAGACGATCTTCGGGCGCAGCTTCCGCGCAACAGGGCTGGAGACCTCGGCATCAAAGGCTTCTGCACTGGTAGCCCCATCAATTTCCTGAAGGGGAGCGGCTGGCGCTGCGGGGGCCGCACTAGGAGCAGCTGCATTCTCGCCAGTTCGGAACACGAGATCAGCAATGCCGTCGAATGCTCTGCCGAAAATCCCTGCATCTTGCGCCGCCTTGGGATTGGGGTTCTTGTCAGCCGGGGGGTGTTCGTCCCCATTAGAGGGGTCCTTGCCGTCTCCGTTCTCGGCTTCGTCGGGCTGCCCGTCCGGGTTGCTCTCTTCCTTCTCCATCTGCTCTTCGCGAAGGTCGATGGCTTCGTTGGCCCAAGGGTCCTTGATCCGGTCCATTCCGAGTTCGAGCACATCGTTGATGTTGTTCAAGGGGAAGCCCATGTCGAAGAGCGACTTGGCGCTGCGTGCGCGCTGGTCGCGGGCATCCTTGAGACTGTCGATGCTTTCGAGGTCGAAGTAGACTTCGTACCCCTTCCCGTAGAGGAGCTTGGAGTTCACCACGGAGGCGAAGTAGCGCATCTTGGGGATGAGGTTGTTGGTGTAGAACTGGCGGTCGGCCACCTTCGAGTTGGCGTAGTTCATGCCGTCGAACACGCCGACTTGGTTCTTAGGGACATTGAATGCAGCCAGAATTTCGTCGCGCAAAGTCAGCACGAGGTTCTGGAAGTCCATGTCCTTTTGGTTGGTGCCGGTGGGGACGAACTTCACCCCGTTGGTGAGCAGGGGAGTCCGGTGGGCATTTCCAAGGCCGGCGAACTGGGCCATCCAGCTGCGGATAATGCCTTTGCCTTGTTCATCGCTAAGCTCGGAGTCCTTGTTCTCGTCCAGAAGGTAGCCGGGAATTTGCCCGCCATTCTTGAAGAACTTGTCGTTGTAGGTGTGGGCCTTCTGGTCGATGCCAATGGAGAGGCTGGCCACCAAAGCAGGGGAGACCCCGCGCTCGGGGCGCAGGGGGTTGAACTCATAGAAGCGGAGCATCTGGAAGTCTTCGAGCGCCTCGGTCTGCACGCCGTCCGTGTAGTTCCAACCAACGGGGTACCGCGAGAGCCCGTTCATCACGGGCTGAACTTGCCGCGGTCCGACCACTTCGATGATCGAAGGCACTTCTTCTCTGGAGGAGATGAGGGCGCCCCCTGCATTGCGCAGCACCCAGAACGCCTGCCCTTCAGCCTCATAGTAGGTGGATGTGGCTTTCCAGAGCTGGGCATTGTCGAAGGAAGGGTTGGGGTTGTCAAAGAGACGCACCCACGGGTTCATCGGATCGAAGATGTCGCGGCCCGGCATCCCGTTGGCCTTGGCACGCCGCAGCTTGAACGGCACGCTCGCAATGTTCGTCGAGATGGCCTTGATGGCAGCGTGGGTCCAGATATTCTCGATGAAGGCGTACTGCACGCTGCCCACGGCCCCTAGGCGTGCAACCTGCCAAATATTTTCGACAGGTTGTGCGGGAGCATCGTAGCTCTTGCGTTTTCCGGAGAAGATGTTGAAGAGACCCATCTGCGCTCCTGCTCAATGCAGTTATTATACACCCAAATCTAGAAGAAAGTTCGGGTTAGGTGATAATTCTTGGTGTTCTTCTGGCGTGGACCATCTCAACCCCGAGCGAAACGGCGTCAACTTGGTCGTCCTTGTGCGAGTCGGCAATGGGGTCGAAGGCTTCGCACTCATCCAAAAATCCTTCGATCCAGTCGCCATCTTCTACCAGATAAACCTTGCCTGCTTCGGCCTTGTCGATCCACCGCAATGCCCGCGTCAGCTTGTCCTTGGTGGTCTTGATGTCTTTCACGATGCACTCCCCGCGCAAGGCGGAGCGGATTTCTTCCGCAGCAATCGCCATCGCGCCGACCGCTTCGACGCCCAGCGGGACCCGCTCGCGAATAGCGGTCTGCACGATGAACTGCTTGGAGGCCCCCCAAAGTTTCTTGTACCGCACCATTCCTGAGATGAAGATGTCTCCGAGTTCCCCGATGGCCACCCTCGCGCTGGCGGTGTAGTCGGCGCTGGTGGTGGCCTGCACGGCCAAGTCCCATGCCCGCACCCACTTGAGCCCGGCGGGCAACTGGGATGGGTGCATCCTCTTGAACCAAGCGCGGCTCATGTAGCGGCCCGAGTCGGGGCGGGGCTTCTGTTGATAGAGTGATGTCCAGACGCGATCACCCACGGCAGACTGAATGTTCTTCAGCTTGCTGAGCGGGAACCGGGAGGGATGCAGGGGCTCCCCCTTCTTCCGGTGTTCTTCATCCCTTTCGGCGATGGCCGGGTACTCCACGATCTCCCACTTGTCCGAATGTGGGTCGTGAGCATTCTCTTCCATCAACTTGATGAGCCGGCCGGCCAAATCATCTTCGTGCCAGCGGGTCATAATGACGATCACCCCGCCGCCCGGCATCAACCGGGTGTAGGCGGTGGAGGTCCACCAGTCCCAAACCTTGTCGCGCTGGCGCTGGGAGATGGCCTCTTCCCAGTCCTTCACCGGGTCGTCGATGATGAGGATGTTGGCCCCGTGGCCTGTGAGCGAGCCCCCCACGCCTACCGCCTTGTAGCCGCCGCCTTTGGTGGTCTGCCATTCGTTCTGGCGCTGCGAGTTCTCGTCGAGCGTCATCTTGGGGAACACGGCTTGGCTAAAATCATCCTGGGCCAGCGCAAGCGCCTTCTTGGAGAATGAGGTCGAGAGGTCGGCCGAGTAAGAGGCGGTGATGATTGACTGCGAGGGCTCGTTGCCGATGTGCCACACCGGGAACCCTTCGGAAGCGATCTTCGACTTGCCGTGCCGAGGGGGGATGAAGAGCATCAGCCGGGGCGACTTCTTGGCCAAGACATCCCGACTGAATTTCTCCAGACGGTTGCAAATATCCTTGTGGACCCACCCAGCATCGTAGTTTGTGGACGAACCTTCCACATAAGTGAGAAGGTCCTTTCGGCATAGGGCCTGTTGGACCTTTGCCGGGTCAAGTAGTTGCTGGATGGAGTTGCTCATTCTTGGTCCTCTTGTTCCAGTTGCTCAACAAGCTCATCAACCTTGTCCTCGTCGCTCTCTTCTTCAGAGGACTCTTCAGAGGACACCATCCCAGACATGAACTTCTGGGCTTCCTTGGTAGCCTTGGTCATCATCTTGTTGAGTTCGGCCAGCTCGTCCTTCGAGAGATTGTCGAGGTCCACTGAAGATGTGTTCAGCTTGTTTAGAAGATCGTCGGATGTGTCCCCAAGTGCCATGCGGCCGACCAGCTGGAACTTGTGCAGCGCCTTCGACATTCTTTCTAGGTTCCCGATCTCGACCGGCTGCTTTCTCTGAATGGAAGCGGCGAAGTGGGCCTTGATGTGGTTGATCCCGATCTCGGCCACCTTCAGGCACTCATTGTCGAAGTTGGCCCCGCGCTCGCTCATTTCGGAAATGCGCTTTGCCCGCTCGGCCTGCTTGAGCTGTTCCCGGTAGTCGGCCCGCCGGAGGGGCAGGGTCCTTCCTTCGGCCAGGGATGAGAGAGCCGCACGACTGGGGACCATCTCGGCACCCCAGCGGTGACACAGCTCCTCATGCAGCTCGGCCATAGAGGGGAAGATGTGCATCTGCTTCCCACGGTGGGTGAAGCCGTAGATGAACAGATTATCAAGCTCTTGGAGCATCATGTCCGTGAGCTTGCCGGGCTTGGGCTTGGCGTTCTTCTTAGGCTTCAGTTCAATCGCCACGACGGGCCTCCCATTCCTCAGAGGACAGGCGTTCTGACTTCTTGCCGGTCAAGGTTTCCCAGCGCGAGACGATCACATCGCAGTAGTTGGGCGAGAGTTCCATCAACCGAGCCTGCCTGCCGGTCTGCTCGCAGGCGATCAGAGTGGTCCCGCTGCCGCCGAACGCATCGTAGACGATGGCCCCGGCTTTGGAGCCTTCCTTGATGAACTCGGTGAAGAGCCCAATCGGCTTCATCGTCGGGTGGATGTCGTTCTTCTTGGGGCGGTCGTGCTTGTAGATGGTGGTCTGGTCCATGCCGCCGAAGAACTCGTGGCTCCCCTTCCACCCGAACACAACTAGTTCGTGTGAAGAGTTATGGTCCTTACGGCACGGCACCGGAGCATTCTTCAGCCAAACGAGGATGTCGTTGAAGACGATCCCGCAGTCCTCCATCGCGTTGCAGAGGTGGTGCAGCTGGGTGCTGGCCATCGCGATGTGAATGTTGTTCTTCTCACTGAAGGGAATGATTGAGAGGAACTCGGTGAAGAACTGGTGATAGTCTTCGATGGCATCGTTCTTGATGTCCTTGGCCTCACGCTCATACTTCTCTTGGGCGCGGCGCATGAACTTCTGCTTGTCCTTGTAATCAACGCCGTAGGGCGGATCGGTGACGAGCTGATCGACAGTCTCATCTCCCAGAAGAAGCTGGAGATGGTCAGGGTCCGTGCTGCTGCCGCAGACCAGCCGGTGCTTGCCCATGAGGATCACATCCCCAGGCTTGGTGATGGCATCCTTGGGAACTTCCGGAACTTTGTCGTCGGCATCGTCCTGCTGCTCAGCCGCGGCCATCGCATCGCGGGCGGCGATCTCAGCTTGCAGGTCGGCCAGCTCCTTCTCGCCGAAGCCGATGAGTTCGGCGGTGAAGCCTTCCGTAAATGCGTCTAGGTCGTCACCGAATTGCTGAAGGTCTTCGACTTCGAGCATTAGCATCTCGTCGTCCATCCCGGTAGAGATGGAGATCTTATTGTCGGCGATACGGGCCGCCTTCACCTGCTGGGGGGTGAGGTCGGTGCGCACGATCACCGGCACCTTCTGCATTCCAAGCGACATCGCAGCCAGATGCCGGCCGTGGCCCTTGATGATGACCATCTCGTCGTCTACGACGATGGGCTGATCGAAGTCGTACTCCTTGATGGAGGCTTTGAGCTTCGCGATCTGAGCTTGGTCGTGGATTTTGGTGTTCCGCTCGTAGGGAATGAGCGAGTCGGGGGAGAGGTACTTGATGGTGAAGGTCTTGCCCGTGGAAGTGGTGACTTCGCCCCGCTCCATCTCAAACGGCTTGATCTTCGGCTTCTTGAACCTTGCTGGATTACCCATTTGCTCCTCCGAGCATGAAATTTTCGTAACTACGGCGCCATCCCTTCCATTTCAGTTGGCAGGTGTCGCGTTGGGGGCATGGCTCGGGACAGAAGCCCCGGTAGACGCACGCCGGGACGCACGCCTTGGCCAGCGCAGGGTCGATGGCGGTGAGCTTGGCGATGATCCGCTGCCAGACCATCCGGGTTTCCGGATGCGCAGCGTGACAGAGGCGCCGATGGCTGATCGAGAGAAATGCCTGGGCATTCAGCGTGAAGCGCACATTGACCAGCGCCCCCTGCGGGAGCTCGTCGCGGGGAACGGTGGAGGCGTGCCGGTCGTCGCGCTGGGTGGCCACATACTTCTCGATCCCGATGTGGTGGCGCACGAAATGAGTGACGATCCAGCTCTTGATCCCCTCGATCTCGACCACGAATGTGACTTCTCTGAGATGAGAGTGTTCGGAGACCACGGTGTCGTGGCGGAACTTGGTGCTGGGCTCTTTCCCATCAGGGAGGCGGCCCTTCCAGACGGTGACGCGGGCAGCCGAGAGAGCTTCTGGCCATCCGACCAGTTGGCGTACTGTGATTTTCATAGACCATTCTCCAGAAGACCGTGGGCAGCGCGAAGGAGGGGGCTGGCGGGAGAGCGGGCGTTCCATTTCGCGTAGGCCATCGAAACGATGTCCTCGTTGAAGGGGGCCTGCACGATGGGACCGCTGGCCTCACAAGTCATGCAGCGCACATACCCCTCGCTGGCCTCTTTCTCATCCCCCTCGTAGCAATATTGAAACTCAAGCCGAATGTGGGGGGCGCCGCAGAAGGGGCATTCGGCAGTTGGCAGATCAGTACCCGACATAGACATCGAATGTTCTCCCAGAAGAAGGGTTCCAGAAACACGGCATAAACTCGTTGGCCCAGCGGGGCAGCCAGATGCGGATAGCCGTTCCGCGCAGGGTGTCGATGGAGAGGATCACAGGACCCCCTGAATGAGAAGGGCGACTAGTAGAAACACGATCCCCACGATGGGACCGAGCGCAGCGGCTACGGCGGTGGTGATGAGTGCCTTGGCCGTCTTGGAGGGGGTGGGGGAGGGGGAGGGGGCAGGCCGGGGGTAGTTATGGTAAATGCTCATTCGAAGGTCTCCTCGCCGGGCTCGGGGTCCCAGTCGTCGTTGAAATCCGCGGGAATGCTGTCGGCCGAGCGGATCACCAGCGATGGCTCGGCGTCCAGATCGTCCTCGATGGGGGTGGGACCGGCATCTGCCTTGGGGGCGCGGCGCTTCCGAGTTGCTACCGGCTGAGAGAACAGGGCGGGAGCCCCCCGGCGCAGCTGCTCCATCTCTGCCTCGGTCCTGCTCCGATGGAATAGATCCTGCATGGCCGCCTCGAACTCGGGAGTGCCGGCCTCGGGCATTTCGGCCACCAACCTAAAGCTCACCCTTACCACATCGCTCCGATCCAAGATGGGCGTTTCCAGAAAACGGCGCAGCAGGTCGCAGTACACCCTACTCGGGGTCGCCCGGGCGGAAAGCCATCGCCCGACGGTCGTGATGGTAGCCCCGGTGAACCGGCTGAGCTCGCTCTGGGTGATCCCGAACACCTCCATCTTATGCCGCACGAGCTCTAGCAGCTTTACCGCCTCTTGGGCGTTGGTGATGTACTTCGGAATGAGCGCCTCGTGACTCGTGAAAATCTTGTTCGAGTTGCCCAATTGACCGCTGGCGGTCATTCTCTGAGAAGAGGGGGAGGCGGCGGAGGCGGATGGTGAAGGGAGGGAGCCGGGAGATGGTTCGAAGGTGGATGGGCGGTTCTTGATCCACCGCTGATGCAGCGTGCTAGTGGGCTTTAGGCCCGTTTTTGGGTCAATTCGAATGGTCGTGTCCCGCCGGGGACGGCCAGGTCTACGCTTTTCGGGTTCGTTCAGGATCATTTGATGGCCGTGAAGGGGTGAGGTGGGGGCTGGAGGCAAGGTACGCTTTTTTCGCCATTTCTCCAAGGGTTTTTTACGCCGGGATGTAGTCTAGCTACCTAATTCTAGGTAACATAATGTATGAAACCGTCACAAAAAGTGACACATTTTGCCAGGAATGTCACATTTTATGACAGATTTCTGGATTTTTCGTGGAATTTTTTATGGTTCATCGTATGAGTGGGTCGAGATTTCAAAAAATGCGTTGAATGGCCCCTCAAGATTTTCAGAAATGCGTTGAATTTGGAGGAGGTGGCCCCTACTATCCCAGCCCAAAATCCGAGGAATGCTACATTCCGCACTCCCCCCACTACATTCTTTTTTCAATTTGTCAAGGGGTAAAAAGATGAAAATTCACCCCCTCTATTATCGGTTCTAAGGTACCTACAAGACGATTTCCCCCCTTTGTAGCACTCGGTGTAATCCTACCCCCTAAAAACAGCTTCTAGGGGCCTCTAATCGGCTAATAGGCCCCTTCCCCTGCTATCCTAGCACAGAACAGGGGGAAACAGGGGGCAACAGGGGGAGAGGGGGACGAATGGGGATTTTTGGCACCTTTGAGAATTGGTTAGTAGTGCAAACAAAAAAAGATTTTTGGAGGGGGTAGGGAAATTGGTTAGTAGGTAAACAACAAAAAATAATTAGGTCGTCCGACCTATTGCACGCAAACGATTTAGCTTCTTGGTTTTCAGACTTTTATAATAGGTATAGTCTATTTCTTATCAACATCAAAATTGATTATAACAACATCGATCTAGTATATAGAAGTTTGAAAACGATAAATTCACCAATTTGGGCATTAATGACTTCTTTGACGATAATTTCCCCCCTTTTCCCCCTTTTTCCCTGTTATAATCAATTTTGATTATAATGATGTAAGTCCTTATATTACAACGACTTATACCCATCAAAAGTAAAATTACTTTTACCTACCCAAATTCCCCCTTCCCTGTTTTCACCCTTTTTCACCCATCAAAAAACCCAAAAAAGGTACATCTAATGTACCTTCCCCCTTTTCCAAAAATGAAAAATCCCCCTTCCCAACTAGGGAAGGGGGAACACGCAACCAACCAACCAACTAGAAAACAGGCCGTAAACCGTGCATCATCCCCCATTGTAGTACGCAATAAACCGGAGCACCGAACAGGGAAATCAAAAACAATCCTCTTACCATTTTAGAACCCTCCGTGGGCTTTACCGGGAACAAGATAGAGACCGAGAGCACCAACTAGCAGGACAAAATAACAGAGCAGTAGCATATTCAAACCGACCTTTTCAGAAAGAAAGGAGGGGAACCAATCGGTCCCCCTCCCTCTATCCTAGCTAGTTAGAACCCTTAGCAAAGAGAGCCTGAATAGTTACAATCCGGTCCTTGATAGCCTGTTTCCTCTCCCCCTTGGCCGTGGCCAGTTCCAAAGCGAGATTACCCAATTCAGCACCGAGTGCTTCTAGCTCGTTGGCTTTGGCTTCTGCTTTGGCTACCTTAGCTGTCAAGGTGACCTTTTCGGCACTTGCACCACTCCCACGGCTAGAGGGGGCCGCAAAGTGTCCCAACACTTCAATTGCTCCCTTATCGCTGTTGCGTGCCACTTCCCAAAGCACTTGGGCAATTGCTTGCACTCCCTGTCCCCCCTTCGCCTTGAGTGCGCCCCCTGCGAAGCGAGTACCAACGGCCACTTCCCAATTTTGGGGGGCCACGGCCACACAACCAAAGTAGAGCCCATCCACCTCCACCTCTTCCAAAGCGCAAGGCAAAGCTACTTCCCCCTCTTTTCCGTCCCGCATTACCTTAGCTCGTTCAAACTTTTGGGCAAGTGCCTTGCCCCCTTCGTTCTTTGTCTTGTGTGCTTCCAAAGTGGCAAAGAAATCTTCACCCGCTTTGGCAATAATGGCTTTTGCTTTGGCCAATTCCGCATCATAGCTAGTAGCTAGCTTTTCCACTTCCGCTACAATCTCCGGAGTGATAGCCGGACGGTTGTAGTCGGACACTAGAACAACCGCTCCCCCTTCGGCCACCTTCGCCTCAACCGCTTTGGCGTGGGCGGCTACAATCGCTTCAACTTCGCTAGCGTTCACAGTCTTGGTGTTCTTTGCCATTTTGATACCTCGTACTCTAGGTTCAGTCGGCTTGGAGTAGTGGAGAGGTGCCGACTATTAACCTCTCACAACCACAATCTATCATTCAAAGCGGTATCGGTCAAACTTTTTTTTGATTAGTTGTGTAAAAAGAAGTTTACAATGTCCCCCACTCCCCCCACTATATAAGGGGGCCACTTCCCTACCATTAGAGCACTCCCCCCCCCCATAGTTCACAGGTTCAGTGGGGAATGGGGCATCATTGGATTTTCCCCCATCGCCCACCGGCCAGGGCATCCCCA